ACCTTGTGTCCAACGAGTTCTCTTAAATTCATCTTTAAACCCTCCACTTTTCTTTTTTCTCAAGATACTGCTCAAACAGTTCTCGCATTTTCTTATCTGAAAAACTAGCAACCCTTGTCATTGCGACGGCATACCAAAACACCGTTGTCATAATAATGGCGGTCACTATCAATAATGCGATTTCCTTCATTTATTTTATTCTACCTTTCTGTTTTTTTAATCGGGCGGTTTCATGCCTAATGGCATCTCTGCCCGTAATTTACTCTCAACTATCTCATATCCACCGAAACGCTTGTATCGCTGAACAATATGCCCGTTTTTAAGGATCTTTTTTAGTGGAATCATTTCACCACTTTCCTTATCTAACTTTAAAACTCTTGTAAATCCTGCTTTCCGCATTTTATCAAGAGTTTCGGCATATTCAGTTTCATTTTCACATTCAATGACTACTTCCTCGAAAGACATGATTTTCTGATTGAGTATCTTACTCATGTTTCATACCTCCGTTTTATGTTGTGTCCTCTTTGCTTGTATATAAAATACCACATTTCACAATGTATGTCAACATTTATTTTAATCTACTCTGTATTTTTCAATATCATTTCCCTTTTTCTGGTTGCATCTTACACACATAGTCTGATAATTTGAAATATCGTCAATTCCACCCTTTGAATGTGGGACAATATGATCTTTCGTCATAAGAACTTCATTTCCTGCTTCATCCACTGCATACAGGTTCATATGATAACGCTTGCTTGAAAAGAATTTATCTTTTCCGAAATACTTTCCTTCAATGCCACAACACGTACATTTCAACCCTTTTGTAAAGAAAGTCTGATACCGCTGGCTGTTCCCTTTAATTTTGTCGCCGTTGATTATAACCATTGCTTTTCTCTTATTCGGCTCAAACAATACGTCTTTTACCGCATTATATACCTCTTCAATACTTACATTTTCTTTTCTTCGTAATCCATCATAATAACCTTCCGGTCTTTTCTTTTTACTCATAGTTCTCCAATCTTATGATACTTTTTGATCTCCCCAACGGATAACATAGCCATCCTCTGTTTTTTCTTTATACATCAAATTCTGTAACATATCACTTTCAATACCAAAAACATCATACAATTCTTCATCTGAAACATCCTGATTCTTCATAAATCTGTTCAACTTATCCTTTACAAGCACCATTTTCAGCAAATTGCTTTCAATGCTGTTTTCATACGTCACAAAGTACACCTGCTTGAACCTTGTGGAAGTGTACCGAATAAAGCGGAAATAATACTGGCTCATGCTTGAATTATTCCAATGCAACTCCGGAATAATGCACTTGTCTACAAAATCAATATTCATGCTTGCAGAAAGACTCTGCTGTGTACTAATCAGAATACCGTTTGTTGTCTTTTTGAGATCCTGCACAATTTTCTTTCTCTGCTTTAAAGTAGTTTCATTTCCAGTAATAACGAATACTGGTCTGTCCGGAAATTTCGCTCTAATTGCAGCTTCATAGGCTCTCACGACCTCAATATGGCGTACACCGATAGCAACCCTCTCTCCCTGGAAGTCTACCAAAAGAGAAAGAACTGATTTGAATTTTTCCGGCATAACTGATTGATCGTATTCTCTTAATGTCTGTGGCGCACCACAGATTTTCAGAAGTGCAAGCAACTGATTCAAAATTCTCAGCATTGCATCCTTGCGGCTGTTTCCGGTCTTACTAAACAGATATTCCATCTTATAAAATTCATCCAGGGCAATAGAATACAGATGTTTTTCTTCTTCTCCCATCTGACAAGTAACCTGTTTGATCTCATACAGATTCTTTCCGGTAATTTCTTCAAATGTTCTGGTAATGATAGTCTTGTTAATCATCAGTTTCAAATATTCTGCGTTAAAAACGTCCTGTGTAAACTGACTGACTCCAAAAACTGTGATTTTGTCCGGTATATGGCTTGCCGTAAAAAGCTGGTGTCCTTTTCTATATGCCGGATATGGTTTCATATAGTATTCATTTGAAGTCCATTCTAGTTCATTACCATTTTCCTTGTTTCTCTCCTGAACGTCCGGGCATTCACTTAACATATTGATAGAATTGTTATACAGCAATTCAAGCTGCGGAAAAATTTCTGCAATATTGTTTCGTGTACTTGTTCCGGTCATCAATGTTTTATATTTCAGGCGGCGAAAAGCATTTAAAACGGCTTTTGTACGCTTGCTGTACATATTACTGATATTGTCGGATTCATCAAAAATCAAAACAGCTTTCTGGCAGATAGACTTTACAAATCGCTTGATGAACTTATGATATTTACACATCATATTCAACGTGATAATCACAAACTGCCCCGGCTTAATATTCTGAATATCTGAAAGTTTTTCAATCATGCAGTAATCAATTCCGTACTGTTCCAGAACGTCATTCCAGTTATTTTTAATAGCTATTGCAGTGCTGACTACGAACACATTTTTCACCTGTTTCTTTTCAAGGCGATATTTTCCGATTGTAATTCCGGCAAGTGTTTTTCCTGATCCTTGTTCCCACTGAATAAATCCGTATCGTTTCTGAAGGAATAGGTTGAGATCCTTTTTCTGTGCCGCATTCAGGTGAATAGTCTCTTCACCGTCTGACAGCTCAAAAGAATCTAACCATGATGCAATTTCCTTATCTGGCTGCATATCATCAAAAGCAATATCCTGTGAATTGTATTCCTGGCTTTTCTTGTCAATCAGACGTGCCATCCACTTTGCATCAAACGGTCTTGTTGACACACCGTTATACAGCACAGCCTGGTTAATATCCAGAATTTCACCGTTCAGCTCAAATGAATAATTGTTTTTAATTATCCTATTTTCCTTGTTTCTGGCTGGATTCTGCTTTCTTAACGCCGTTTTCAAATATTTTTCAACATCCGACTTTTTAATCTTCATTTGTTCCCATTCGTCCCACTTGATATACTCCGGCTTTTTCTGTGTACGATATTGATTTACATATTCACAGCATTCAGCGTATGAGTCAGAAACAAGCGGATTTCGTTTGATGTCATACAGTAACTTTTCAATCTTATACTGCCACTCAATATCCTCTTTACCGCCCCTTACGGCTTCCAGAAAGGTTTTCTGCTTAATGCTCTCCCGTCTCTCTGTAACCGGCTTTAAATATTTTTCCCAAATCTCACTAGAAGAAACGCCGGAAAGTAAGTCTGTACTATATCCAACATCTTCCAGATATTCAGATTTTTTCTGAACAAAGAGAATTTTTGTCTTGTAGTTCTCAACGCCCAGATGTTTAAAAGTATTTTTATCAAGTTCCACCTGACAAATGAAATTAAAATGTTCATTTAATCCTGCAATCATACCACCATCGGAAAATTCATCTACACAGAATGACAGTGGTACAATAATAGTCATGATCCCGGCTGGTTTTAACAGTTCTGCAGCTTTCAGACAGTAATAATATTCACTTAAATAGCTTGTGTCATCTTTTCGCCACTTTAAATTATAAGGTGGATTTCCCACAACATAATCAAAAGTAACTTTCGGCTCATAAAAGCGAATGTCTGTATTTTCAAGTTTTGCATCCGGATAAAGGTATTTTGCCACTCTGTACGATTTTCCTTCCAGCTCACAACCGTAAAAATTTCCTTCGACTGGACAGCAACTTGCAAATGCACCATGACCACAAGTTAAATCTGCCACTAAATCAGTATTGGAAATATGCAAACAATCATAAATCCATTCGACTAATTTATAAGGTGTGAAAAACTGCCCCTGTTCAATTTCTGCTTTTGCTTTTTGGTAGTCATAGTAACTGTCATAATTGGAAAACTGCAGTCCATGCAGTCCTCCAAGTCCTGTATAAGCATTGAAAATGTCATCTTTGGAAATACCTGTTTCAGTTTCCGGCAGATCATTATTTACAATATATTCAATTTTTGTATTAATATCACTCCGCTGATCTTGCGGTATAACCTCATTTGAATAGTTATATTTCATATCTGCCACACTCCTAAACTAATGTATATCCACACCATTCTCTTGCAAAATTCCGGCAAAATTCGCCGCTTTTAAAAGTAACATCAACTCTACCGTTCTTGTAGAATTTGATATGCTCAACCCCGACTTCTGGAGCTGAAAAACCATCCTGAAAATCATCGTTTTCTAATCTAACATGATAACTGTCATATAATCTGTTCAATGACTGAATATGCGTTTTCTTTCCATATGTATTACATGAAAGTGCATCAAGAAAAGCCCGTAACCATTCTGTGCTGACAAAATTATAATAATCGAAATAGGTTTCTTTACTGCAATATCCGTCAGTATATGTAAACTTATTTCCCTTTATCTTTATTCCCCAAATATCGTGATAACTGTTATAGCACTTGCTTTTAAGTTTATCCTTGACTTCCTTGATAGCTTTTTCTTCAAAACTCATACCGCCTAACTGATCAAAAATTTTTTCAAGCACAGTATGATAATCAATAAAGTCAATTACAATATCTTTGATAGGATCTGTATTTCTGTATCTATATAATTCTCTGTTCAAATCATATTCTTCAAAATTGTTTGTAAGCTGCACATTGTACTTACTTGAAAAGTAACTGAAAATTCCACTTATATAAGTGTTCTGTACATTGGAAAGTTTTTTCGGAATATCGAAATCTCCAATTAAAAGTGAAGAATATCTATAATTTTCCAGATCATCCTTTGAATATGTCTCATTTTCTGCCTTATAAATATCATAGATTGACTTATAAACTGCAATCGCCCGTTTATATAATTCCTCTCTGTGAGTTAACCATGCTTGATCTTCCTGGCTGATTCTATCAGATTTCTTGATTTCAAAATTCCCAAACTTTCCAGCTAAACTCATTTTATATATCTCCTATCATTTATTGTATTCTTCTTTATGCTGCTTCATATGGACTTTTCCCGAATCTTTCAATAGCCATCCGGATATTCTTTCTCAGTGTAACATCTCCCACTTTGTTAATTGTCCGTTTTAACTCCCTGATAGCTTCGGCTTTTGTAGAACCGACTGACAGCCTCATGCCACACTCAGCAGATGAAATTGCAATTTTTCCATCTTCTGTTTCGTGAATAAAGCACTCGAAACCTTTCTTTTCGATTCTCTCTGCCATGATTTTTCTATACTCTGGCTTCCGGTTTTCATCGGTTGGATCAAATTCAAGAATATAAAATTCTTCTTTTTCTGCATCTTCTGGCTTGCTTTCTTCTGTTTTGTCCGACTTTTTGCGTACCTTATATTCTGTCATTTCTCGATAATCAGACTTTTTCAGATTATCAATAAACTCCTGTGTATCACGATTGTTTTTCGGAAGTTTTAAGCCCGTAACGCACTCGAATGTCTTGCGACTCGCCACATTACCGGTATATAAACGCTCCTTCAGCTCTTCCCTACATAATGGGTTATTTTCAATATTATCAATGCACACAAGAAGCGCAAATGCTCCAATGGGGTATTTAAACTCACCTAGCTTGTCAACAAAAATCTTTTCCATAAGATTTCCCTTTGAAGTTCCAATATACGTTTCTGCTGCGGATCTTACCCAGGACTTGAAATTTTCTTTCTCTTCTTCCTGCTTTTCCTTTTCTCTTCTGGCTGCTTCCTCTGCTTCACGCTCTGTTTTTGCAGCTTTAGTACGTTTATTCTTTTCTTCTTCAAGATAAGAATTTACACGTTCTTCTGAAATAAGATCATTTTTAATAAGATACATACAGAAATCATATTCTGTTTTGGTGATCTCGCTGAAAACTCTCGCTCCGGCAAATTCACCATCTTTAATCGTGGAATATATTCTATAAGATTTCTTTGTTTTTCCATTTACAGCTTCTTCTGAAATCTTCGGTTCTCCACCATTTCTCAGATCCTGAAGCATTGCATCCCGGCGTTCCATTACAACACCATCATATCTGAATGCTTTAGACAAGCACTTTTCAATCTTGCCAGCCTGTAAAGCTGTTCTATTGTCTGTAAATCCTAAGAATGAATTGTTATCTGCTAACTGATTATTGTTCATTGTCTAAATCTCCCTTCGTTTTCTATACTCTTATTATATATTATAAGTTGTGTCTTGTCAAGTAATATTTATTTTATTCTACTTGTTTTTTTAATTTCTTTCACTTTATAATAATGTCAGGGTTCATAATCAAAATACTATCACAATCCCACCCATACAAAGTGAAATGCAACTCTGGATCACCACTTATATTTACTTCGATAGCATCATACGTTTTCGCTATACTTTCAAAATCAAGCAATTTCCAAGAACAAATACCAAATTCGTTGTGAAGCTCTGAAAGATCCTTCAAATCATTTACAGAATTGATATACAGTACCCTTGCATTATTTGACAATGAAAAAGTAAAACTGTTTTCATCTGTGCAATCTCTAAAATCAGATGAATTACACCACTCTTTTCATCCATAGGCTGCATCCGTTCTGGAAGCCCACAAACCGCCCATTGGTTTTGTACTGAGCATTGCATTTTCAATCTTCGTAAAAAGTTTCTTTTCAAATGCTTTATGACCATAATGGATATATTTTGCCATTTCTGCCTCCATAAAATATAAGTTTTATCTACTCCGAAAAACAACTTTTAATCTTTTCTTTCAGATGTGGAAATGCTTCTTCGATCTCCAGAACACTATCCGCACGATAATCTCCAACTATATTTCCGAAAATTCGCAAATTTCCACTGTAAAAGCAACCAAGATCATTGAAAAATATATCTAATCCCGTTACTTGTTCTTTCTTATCATCATACCACATATCAATGTCAATCATAAAGCCTCCATTTCTAAAATAAACCTTGTCTCTTGTTCATGTAAATAATATATCATATATTTATAGTTGTGTCAACATTTATTTTATTCTACTATGTAAGAAAATAAGACGCATCACCGAAATGACACGTCTTTATACTTATTCATGTATATTATTTATTTTCTGATTCTTCCACATTCTCTTCGTTTACAGGGCTTAATTCATCGGCAAAATACTGTTCAAAATCTTCTTTTAATACTGTGATTCTGCCGTTTACCTTGTCTTTTTTGATTGATCCAGTGCCGCAATACTCAGCATATTTGCAATCAGGACTATATTTACCGGCAAACTGTTCAAACCATGAATAGAACTCGCTTGCAGTAATCCCAGCATTGATAGCATCATCCGCCATGTAAATGAACATAGGGATATTTACGACTTTCATAAACTTTTCTTTATCAGAAAACCCTTCTTCCAGAAAATCAATAATCCTTTTTACTCTCTCACACTTTTTATCTGTGTCAGTATCATGCAGTGATTCCGCATACTTTGTTACAAAACCTTCAGAAATGGAAACAAGATCATAATTCCCATCTTTCATATCAAGTAACATCATAGCCTGGAGAAGTGTCTTTTCGTCCGCTGCTCTCCGAAACTGTGCCGGTGTAAAATGACATACCTTTGTAAAAAAGTCACGTTTAATAGTCTCATTTACGAATTTTGCCATTTTCATTCCTAGCTTAACATTTGCAATCTGTGTCTTACTCAGTCCAGATCCGTTGTTAAGACGGAAGAACATTTCTTCAATTTCTTCATCTGTGCATTCTTCCAGATTGTAAATTGTAAAATTGTAGGAACTCAAAAGTTGCCGCACCTCTTCCGGCAATTCTGAAAATTTGCAACCAGCGATAGAAAAGGATTCTCCGTCTATTTCTGCATCGGGGGTTTCTTCGTGCAATGCAAATTCATCATTTAAGAAGTCAAACATTGATCTCAATCTGTGCTGTCCGTCAATACACGAATAGTTTGAAACAGGTCTGCCCTTTGCGTCCTTTGTGCCTTTATTCTCTTTTGTCATGTAAATCGGCGGAACTACAAAATTTACAAGCATAGAATGAACTAATAAGCTCTTTTTGAACTCGTCCCATGATCCATACCGCCGCTGAATAGGACAATCAAAGTCTAAAATGCAGGATTTCTCAAACATCTTTTTAAGCTGTGTTAAAGTATAAGGAATAGTTGATTTTTTCATGGTATTATCCTCCCGTTTCTAATTATAATATATATTGGTATTTACGCAAGCACAAGTTTACTTTGCTATTTTGTGCGTTTTAACATAATCCCCAGGCTTGAAGATTTCAAAATCTGCCCTACTTCCAGCATCGCCAAGTGTTGCCGGGTAAAACTGCCTTTATAATCGTTATAGTTCAACGGATTCCCTTCTAAATCCGTCAAAATGAACTCTTTCCCTGTCACTGTTTTGTGTACTGTGCTATCTTCCATTTTCACTACCTCCTGTAAAAATAACTTTTCTTTGCAACTTCAACCAAGCCACACATAAAATCACTCGAATCTATATATCTTTCATTCAAGTACAATTTATATTTACCGGAAAATGCAAATTGATCATAAACGATGATACATTTTTCATTTTTGCTTTTCCAGTAAATAGGTAAACCCTTATATTTTCCTAAATCAATAACACACATTTTTTATTTTTTCCTTTCCAAATCCGTTATAACTGTCTTTATAAATACTTCATATGGTTGATTTATAATTGTTTGTGGCACTAAAATGTTTGCACAGATATTTTCAGAATAATGTACTGTATAACCATTTACACCATTTTTATCAATTATAGGGCGGTATAAAATTCTAGGTTCGTTACTGTATAATCCATTGTTGCTAAACCATTCATCTACTTCATCGTTTATAAGTATTTGACCTGGTAGCCGTCTTTTGTAATTCAAAAATACTAAAAAGGTTTTCTTTTCCTGCATACATTGATGAACATATTCGGTAAAAACATCCGTTGCACTGAACAAACCACCTAAACACTTTGTACTTTTCATTATGCTATCCCTTTCTTATGCAGCACTATAATATTCTTCAGAAAATATAACATCTGTTCTGCTTCGATCTGCACTTGCTACAATGCAGATATATCCGCATATCGTGCGATATTCGCCAATTACAAGCCCTCTACCACGTTCCATAGACTTTTTATTGTTTATCCTGTCGCCGGTGCTTAAATCGCCATATACACCGTCATAGAACTGTTTTAAGCATCCATTTACCTGACTTTTAAAATATTTGCTGTTCTTCATTTCTTCCACAACATCTCTTTTGTAATGCACTGGAATACTTTCAAGATTTTCCATATTTGAGTAATCGAAACACTGTGATAATTCATAGATTGCAACCGCCAGAAGTGCAAAAATTCCGGCTGCAATAAAAAACTTCATATCTGTATTACCCGGTACAGATTTCCTCATTTCTATCGTCCAGAAGTCGCCAATTCCTACAGCTCCTACTATACAAACAATAGCTGCAATAATACTTCCAATAAATCCAAAATATGAAACTGTTTCAACAATCCAAGCCTGTTTTGCTGATAATGTCATTTTCTTTTTTATGAGTGGGAGAAATCCCACTCAATCCCCTTTCTTTTATATTTTCATATATTTATTTTATACTACTTAAATCGCCTTTTTAACACATTTTGTCACTTCATAAGGCGTTTTAACTTCCTGGATCTCACAATATGCAAGAATACCTTTTTCAAAAAATCCCTTGATCCTGTCTAAATATGTGCCACTCATATAGCCAAAATTGTTACCCGGATTAGCCCTTCCGGTAAGTTCCTTTTTCAGCTTTTTGTCAAGTCTGTACGCTGTAAAATATGTTTTTCCGTTTAAATTTTCTTCATGAATTCTATAAACATATCCACTATAAACGCCACCTGTTAATGATCTTTTTACAATAAAACACTGACCGTCTTTAAAACTTCCGGCACACTCTACAGCTTTATTTTCGGTTCTGTACTTTGTCTGTACAATATTTTCATATACAAAACCTTTACCGTCTTTTGCAAGCATTGATCCGGCTGCTGTATCAATTTTATTGATAAATGTCATAAACTGTTTATACAGCTTTAAACGGCTCTCTGCCTGTTTGTATCTGTATGATTCTTTATCATCTGCATACTGTTTCAATTCTTCTTTTGCGTCTTTCTCGTTGAAATAGTAAAGATCTGAAAATTTCGCCACACCATTTCCCTTTGCAATGATAACGCCGTCTTTTTCAACGTGCCAGCTCATGCGTGGTGGATTAGCCTGGAATGTCGGGAAAAATACCTCAATATTTACACCAGTGTTATTACTTTCTTTAACCTTTGCAAGAAGCATTGCAATTTTCTTTTTGGCTGTTTCTTCTTCTGCCGGGCTTGCCCCACGATCCTGTCTGATTTCTTCCAGTTTCTTGATTTTCGACTGGACTTCAAAAGAAAGTTCCATATTTTCTTTATTATTGCTTCTATGATAGTCCTTTTTACCACTACGCCATTTTACCATGTAATCAGAACAATCTACTACGACAACGTAACCGTTTTTAGTTGCGATCCCGTCCCAGTCTGCCGGACTCCAGTAATCTGTCATGCCGTCTGATTCATCAGGCTTAAACCCGAAAATCTCCCAGCCTCTTTTTGACAGCTCCATAGCGATTAAAACCTTTGCTTCTCTAAAATCATAATAATTTGTTCTGCTTGACATGATTGAAACCTCCTTAATTATCTTTTGCTAAATTTTCTTCTAATGCCAGGATCACATCTTCTCGTGTTTTGTAATACCCATAACTTTTCACAAGTTTCAATGTGTTGTCGGCTTTTAATAAATAGTCATTTATTTCATAATGACTAAATTTACCACAGTATGAAATTTTACACGGTCTAAGTATATGATAAAAGCCTTTTGTATTTATATAAAAATAAAAATTCCCTTCTGCTGACCGATAGTATTTATTAGGATAATAGCTTCTTCTATTCCCACGCATTCTGTCTCTTGTTTCATCGGTTCTCTGATCGTATGGTAAATTCATTTCGTTCCCCCTCCGATTTTATAATAGATGCAGAAGATAATGAGACAAGCCATATACCGTAGCATCCTCTCACCCCCGTATCTTGTTTGTCAGGCTTCGAGCATCCTTCTGATCACATATCACTCTCGTTTTATGCCATCTATTTTAAGTTGTGTCCTTTTCTATAATTACATTATACATTATTTTATACTACTTGTCAATATATAATGTAATTATTTTAATCTACTTGTCAAATTCAAAATCATCAATATCCAGTTCTTCTGGATCAATCCATTCTGAAATAATTTTAGCCACATCATCGCCGCATCTTTCCCGAACAATATCAATGATATGCTGTTTTCTTCCTATCACTTCAATTTCTCCATCTGGTAATTTTACTACTTCCACTTGTCAACCTTCCTTATATAAAAATAGTGGTATAACCTTATACAAAGACTATACCACGTTTTATTATATATGTCAATATTTATTTTATACTACATTAGCAAAACGGCGGCTTTTCCATATCTTCCAGATAATCATAATTGATAAACTCGTCAATTTCTTCTTTTGTCATAAGCTGTGCCATCTTGCCAATAGCAAGGATATTCTTTCTGCAGTTCTCTTTCTGTTCGGGCTTAATATACTCGTCTTTCGTCCAATCCGTCTCTTTACAGTCTTGATAGTCCCATACCATATAAGCGGCTGCATCCATGATATTATCTGTATTTGCCCGATCGTCAAGAAAACAGTATTTTATACCATCTTCCAGAATGTCAACGAACAATTTACCATCATTATTGTCCTGTCTGGTAAATATGTATTCAATGAATAGCTGTTCTATCGGATTGATCTCAAGTCCCTCTTCTTCGGCTTCTTCTTTTACAGCCGTTTCAAGTTCACTTTTTAAATAGTCAGTTTCCGTAGAAACACCATAAAAGCCACACAACTCTTTTATAATATCACTACTTATTGATATATCGTGCATATCAAAATTTGCATCGAAAACCCTTGATAAATGTACATCACTTCCGGGCTGCTCAAACCAATTATATCCATTATACCCCAGTGATAAATACTCTTTTATAAACTCAATTCCCCATCTTGCCCGGCTAATCATTCTTTCCCCATAATTCCACTGATAATAATTTGCAATCAGTTTCTTGCGATTAACGCCGTTCATATCCTTTTTATTATATCTCACATAAATCTGTGAACGCTGTCCCATGTTCTTTTCCTCCTAACACACAAAAAGTTCATCTGTATCAATGCAAACAATTTCTGAAAAGAATTTTTTCGTCTGCTCCAGGAACAATGAAACTTCTTCGCTTGTCCGGCATAATTTACCGCAATTACAGAATATAACATCATTGTTGTTCTCTACAATGCGATTGATCTGCACACTGTAATAAAATTCACCATTTACCGGCACAACAAACTTTTTCACATATGCTTTTGTAATTTCCTTATTCCCCATCGTCTTAATCTCCCTTCAAATATAATTTATTCCCGATTTTGTTCTTTTCGCTGCTTTTTGTAAAGAGGCTTTACGCTTATAACCTCAATTAAAGAATCAGGCTTCAATGCTCCAAATTCTTTATTGTCCCAAACATAACGTTGAAATGTATATTCTTCTCCATTGGACTTGAAACAAGATTTAAACTCCACCACATATCCAACATATTTATCAATATCTTTCAAAAATTCCGCATATGTCATAATGTCGTCCTTCTACATTGCCACTTTCAACCGCTTCTGTTCTGTCTTATTGATGCTTCTAACAAGTTTTAAATCATCTTTACCTTTAGCAATAACCAGCAAGCCCGTAGTCGCCATTTCATCAATGATTTTCATAATATGGTTTATTGTTTGACCACCACCATAATTTCGCCCGTCATTTAAGCCTAAACGGTTTAATCTGAACATTCCGGCAAGATCCCGACACACATCAAAAGCACTATAATATTTTGTTGTCCTGGTTGTATGGCAACTGTCAAACAATGCTTTTCTGATTTCTTCATCTCTACCAGATAAATATTTTTCATATTCTTCATCCGATATAACATATACTGTTTCGTAAAGATCCACCCAACGAATAGATGATAATTTCATTTTGCTAATCGCTTCTGCAACTTTTTTCACATCATTCTTTAAAATAACGCCGCTTATATCCTGTGGATGTGCGTATAAATGTGCCTGTTTATCTTTTCTGTTTTCAATATCATAGCCACAGCCTTCAAAGATTCCAAAAGATTCTATAAGCTCCCTGGCTTCTTCGTGCCATTTCTGGCAATCATCATCTGAAGAAAAACTACAGCCACGATATGACGGTGTATCAATGCGAAAATACACATTAACATATTCATTTCCATAGTCTGTATCTGGATTCCAGTTATTTGTTAATGTATGATCTGCACCATATTCACGACCTACACCATTTTGATGATATTTAATATTTGCCATTTTAAAACTCCCTTCCCAACTCTTTAAGCGTGCTATTTGTCAAGATCCCATTTTCACAAAATCTTGCAACTTCCAAAAATTCCACCTCTGGAATAATATCAGAAACAAAATAACAGAATTGATCTTTTGAAACATTATTATGTTCTACTCCATAATCAATAATGTTTTCTACAAGATCCCAGTTCCAATGACTATCAACACAGCCCGGAAATTCATCTTTTAACCAACTCATAAACTCGTCTTTATTAAATCCATTTAACATGATTTTTCGCTTTCCTATTATCTAATGCAATGTTCATACCCTAATTCACTTGTATCATAAGCAAGGCTCATATTGGAATAATCGCATCCTTTTTCACTGCCCCATACATCATACGCATGATATATGTCTGTCCAGGCTTCTATATCTGTTTCACTCATTCCATTATCTATCCATTTTTGTTTCATTTTCTGGAATTTAACTGTATCGGTAAAATCCCTGTCATCATTTGGTATTATGTACGGTTTCATATTCTCGTTGCACCTCTCTGACTTTCTTTTTCAGTTCTTCAAACTCTGAATCTGTCAACCATTCCGGCTTATCTTCCGGCTGGAATGATTTCAAAATGCTTTCCATCTCATTCAGAATTGTATCAATGTCTGACCACAGATTATTTTTACTGCATCCATTGCAATTAATATAATACTTGCAATCTCCCTGCAGTCGGCTCAATAACATATAGTCGCCGCTTCTAGGATGTACTTTATACGGATTTTCACACTCTACAGGTTCTTTTACTGCATTACAAGGCTCGCCCCAGATTTCCCCGTATTCGTCACGATATGCACCAGTGTAAAGGCTTAATTCCCCATAACCGTTATTTTCATCAAAATATAGTTTACCGTTTTCACTCTCATAAACAGGTGTATCAAGAAAACCGCCTTTACCAATGTATTTTACCTTCATCGTTTAATCCTCCATCATCTCTAACCGTTCTTTTAATTGATCCAATTTTGCCATTGCTTCATCACTTGCAAATTCCGACACCATAAATTCAAGTTCGTCTTTTTGACATTCTTCTAAAATATCTTTTGCTGTCTGGTTGTCGCCATGTCTGATTTCACATTCAACACTTGTAAAATCTTCTTCTGCAGTTTCTTCCAGCTTGTTATAAAGCTGTTTAAACCCTTTTTCCTGGAATTTCTGCTTTATAATCTCGTCTGTAATTTCAGAATCAAAAAACTGAAAACAAAACTCCATAACCTCGATTGATGTACCATTGTAGGTTGACATATGGAACAAATTACCACCGGCAACATCACACCAGGTATTTATTTCGCCGTCCTCGTCCAGCTCAACAATAAATCGTAAATGGGGGGCTTCAAGTGCCTCTTTATATGCAGCTTTTCCAGCCTCCAGAATTTTTTCCTCGTTTTCTCCAATCAGATCCAGCCATTTATCCATTTTTATATGCTCCTTTCATTTATTCCATTCTACTTAAATCAAATGTTGAACAATGTATTTATAAATATCATCAATGCAAGTTACCCTTGCTTCTTTCGTTCCTGTAGTTTTTTCCACATAGTAAAAACGTTTCCCTTTTTTATTTTCGATTTTATGCCAAAATTCCGGCGAATCGTCCCCGTTTAGGATCTTGACACGTTTATATCTATGTCTGATCACTTTTTCGACTGCTGCGGCTCTCTGTCTGCCTGTTGTCGCTGCCTGTACTAGCATCCCAGAAAATAACGCCATAATAACCGCCACTAATACCATCATTCTAATAATTGTCTTTTTCATGTGTTTAACCTCCTGAGATAGTCACACAACGTCGTATTTTCGTTTTTACGGGCTTTTTCGTGTTTTGTTGATATCTTTATTATATCCTACTCAAAAAGCCGTTTAAAAGCCTTTTACGGCTCTCTATGGTCTTTTGTCTGTATATCCTTTAATTTCTGCATGCATTCGTTGAACGCTGCAACCCGTTTTTGAGCTGCAGCCTGATTTTCTCGCCGTTTCTTTTTCGTGCTGCATTCGTCTTTGATAACAAATAAAAGCGTAATAATAATAAATACAAGTGCTGTCATGCTACCACCAGTTCCCGGATCATTGAAACGGCTTTTTCTTCTGTGTAGTTCGCTGTGAGATCCTGAAGGATCTTTACAGATTTACGTTTTACAGTTTCGCCCAATCTTTCCTCTTTCAGATAATGCGCGCCATATACTCCATCTGTTCTGGTAGGTGTCAACTTTTCGATAACTAAAACCGGATAAACACCAGTTTTTACAAAATTTTCACTTTCTTCGTAAAATTCCAGAATAAAAGTATATAATACTCCAGAATCATCAATTTTAAAGTTTTTCTTGCATCTTTTTTTACCCCAAATCCCAAGATGTTCAAGATCCAGCATAAAACCGTTTTTACATGCTGCATTGAATTTTTTAACCTGTCCTATTGTAATTTTTGCCATTTCTCAAAAACCTCCGCTTTATATTTATTTTAATCTACTTTGCAATGCTGGCATTTACCGCATCAATGATAATATCATCATGCACTTCAGTTGTGCCGTTACTGTCAATAATCATGGCGCACAAATCGCCTTTTTCGTAATCTCCAGGATCTGCGAAAAACTGGAAAATTTCACCACTTGCAAGCTCTACAGAAACAAGATCGTTTTCCTGACTTGTGACGTATCCAGCCGCCGGATAATAATTTGATCCGGTCTGTGCTGGTGTTGTTGCTGTCATTGCTCCGGATAACACTAATACAAATAATCCTTTTAACATGATTTCCTCCTCCTTTTATTTACCATTATGAAATTCAACTTTATATGAATCAATTTCAATAAACGGTACTCTTAAACAACCGTTTTCATCTTCCCAAACTGGAGTGTCTGTATTGTGTCCCATCTGCTGTGCAATCCTCTGCCATGTAATAAGACAACCATAATTCACATGGTTTCTTTTTACATCTTTCAGATCTGCACAATCATTTAACGCCATAGCACATTTTACAACTTCCACTTTAATCTGTTCAAAAATATCATTTTTCATGTTATTTATTCCTTTCTACTATTCGTATTCATAATTTAAAGTTGTGTCAACTTGTTATGTATATATATTATCATGCTTTCTTGTGTTTGTCAATACATATTTGCAATTATTTTATTCTACATAAAAGCACGATTTTATATTTCCTTGAAATATTCTAAATATCTATTCATTTTATTGAATATTTCTATTTCATGCTCATAGATTACATTATCAATTATACCTAATTCATAATCAATAATTGTATTATCTATATGTTTTTTTATTAACTCTTTAAGTATATTCTTTTTGCGTGTTGTTCCGCTCATATAAGGAATAATATCGTTATTATCCTTTATGCTTTTTTCTGCTGCATCTTTCAACTCTTTAAAAATTTCTTTTGTTGTTATATCCATCCCCTCCGCCTCTTTTATTAAACTATGTCTATGCGGTGCAGTCGCTCTTCCGTTTCTGTTTGATCTCTGTTTGGCGTTTCTTCTGGTTCTTTTTAAGTGGTCGCTCACTCTCCAGATCTTTCACTCACTTTTCCAATCAAATTACTTTGTACTATGCCGATCACTCGTTTAGTTTAAAGTTGTGTTTCTTGTTTACAAGTATATAATACCATTATTTTATTCTACTGTCAAGAACTTTTTAAAATATTTTTATTTTAATCTACATAAAAAATCCAGGGCTTTTATACCCTGGATATAGTTCTAAAATATTTTCGTAGTTCTTCAATGAAATAATAACCCGTCTCAGCACCAGACATATTGAAAAACAAGCGTTCCCTAACATACGTCATATTGTACTTTGTTTCGTGCATTTCTGTATATACGGCATTGGCACGTTTCGCCCACTTCTGCAGCAGATCCGGATCTGTAAAACGCTTTTCATATGCTTGTAAATACATTCTAATCGTTGCAAAAATTTTTGTTTCAATGCTCATTGTTTACGTCCTCCATTTCGTCAATCTGATCCAGGATCTTGTTTACTGCTTCCATGTTTCCGCTGTCAAATTCCTGCAGCATCTTCTCGATTAACTCCGCCATTTTTCCGCCCTACTTTCTATTATTTTCGGCGGCTCATATTTTTTTGTTATACAAGCCACCGTTTATTTTATTCTACTATAATTAAATGAAAAACATTTCTCCATTTAATTCAAGTGCTACAGCATCCTGTTTTAATTCTGTTTTAAGATCCTGACAAAAATCAATTACCTTGTCAAGATTCTTTCTCAAGTCATCTTCTCCGGCATATGCAAATACCATTGTTGTGTTCTCTTTTACAAGTCCGGCTGTATCTGATACCCAATAACCAAGGGCTTCAGTTGATGTTGCACCACCGAAACAATCAGATAACAAGGTGGCTACTGCATCTACATATTTGCTATTGTCAATCTTCTGATCAATGTTTACTGTAGCTGGAATGTAAACTGTGATTTTGGATTTAAGGGAAAACATTGTTTTTAATCTGTTGTTTGCTGTCATGGCTTTTACCTCTCTTTATTTAATATTTAAAGTTGTGTCTGTTGCTTATGTATGTATAATACATTATTTTATTCTACTTGTCAAGATATTTTTTAAATTATTTTTGAGAAAAGAAAAAGGATCTTTTCAGATCCCTTTTATCTTTCATTATGCTATTCTATCACTACGGCGCTTTTCAATTTCTTCTGATCCGTATAAATTACGCAATTCATCCATTGATAATTTACGTTTACTCTTTTTATAATATCTTTCGCCAGCGTGCCAGCTCCAAGCCTTTTTATTATTACACCATTTAAAACCTGCAGCCTTCAGAAGATCTTTACAAGCGTATGTATTGCCTGTTATCCAGATCCAACACCCGATTATTTCAATTTTAATATCTTCCAGATTGATAACTTTATTTAAAGCATCTCTGAAAAGCTCGTCTTTTGTTGCATCATATTTCCAGGCGTTTTCTGTAGTGTCTGCATTTTCAAGATCCTTCAGTGCTTTTTCATATTCTACATTGATGATCTTCATTTCTTCTTCAGATCCGCCCATGTCTGGATGATTTTTCTTTACCAGTTTTTTGTACTCTTTTCTCAGTTCTTCCAGGTTTTTAATGTTTTCAAAATATTTCATCTTTATACCTCCGTTTCTGTATTTTCATAGTTATTTATTCTATTCTACTATCTTGTAAAGCTATTAACTACCTGCTCAACATAATCATTATCATTGTATCTATATATATTATTAACCATAGGTTTATGATCTTTATCTCCCAGGGTAACAAGGCGTATACAATCATAGCTTCGATCTTCCAGGTTCTCAATATATAATATCCTGTTAAATTCAGTGTCAACGAAACATGTTCTTCTGTATCTTCCAGTCTCTTTTATTTCTGTATTCTTTCATTTTTTAACCCTCCATTATAAGTTGTGTTTTTTTGTTTTTCGTTCCTTGCTATGCTTGTATTATACAAGTAGAATAAAATAATGTCAAGAGTTATTTTTAATTTTTAAAAATTATTTTTTTCTACTTGTTTTCGTGATGTTTTCCGGCACTCTATTATATATATTATATACAATAAAAGAATATAAATTTGTTTTAAATATCCTTTTATGTTTCTTATATGTTTTTCTATATCTTTTATTTATATTTCTTATACTGAAATTTATATTCTACTGTTTTGTGCCACCCTCCAGAATGATCACAATATAAATCTTTTTCGGATTCTAGGATCATGGCAACGGCTGCATTATGGAAAAGAAGGAAGAAAAAAGGGGGAAAAGAGGGAAAAGGGAAAATATTTTTTCTAAATCTCTCTTTCTTAAAATCTCCCCGAACATCAAACTGCCCGGTTTTATCTCCGGATTTCCCCGACCTGGCAAGCTCCCAGGCATCTGCAACAGATCACCACCGGGGGGAACATACCCCACAACCGCCCGAATATTACTTAAGTTCAAAAAGTAATATTCATTTTATCGTGCCATGAAATCCTACAACCGCCGTGTTTTTGCAAGTTGACAAAAATAATTATTGACAGGCCGGTTGATCTGGTATGTGGTGGGGGTATGAAAACATTTATAGAGCGAATCCGGCTCTCCCCAGTCCCCTTCGAGGTCAATCTCAATCTCACCTCTCAAAAACTACCTCGAACAATACCTCGAAAGAATACCACAACTGTCGTATTTCCAGAGTTTTTCAAATACTGTAAAATTGTACAAAATCTGGTACTTGCAGCTCAGAAACCATTGATTTATAAGGCTTTCTCCGAGTTTTCAAAAAATTTCAATTTTCCCACGATTTTTAGTGTTTCATCAAAACATTTCCAACCAACAAAAGAAAAAGAAAATCCTTTATTTGTCGGCGTTTTACGACTTTTCATTACACTTTTTCACCGAACTCGTGAAATCAGATCCAATAGTATGACCTAGAAACGGTATGTGTGGCAAAATTCAGTTAAAAATATTATCTCTTATAATTGTCTATACTAACGTATAGCCAATTATATAAATATTTATATATATTATTTTTTTATAATTATATATAAATAATAAAAGAATATATTATAATATATATATATATTATATAATAATAGAGTTCTCGTTTGTGTTGGTCGATTTTAGTAGAACAAAATAAAGGCTTGACATTATCTTAAAATAGTGTATAATGATATTGTAGCGTGAAATAAATTTATTTTGCTATATCGACAATGGCTTTTTGGGAGGATTTAGCCATTGTTGTTTTATTACATATGTAGAATAAAATAAATATACGGGAGTAAATAAACTTAATGATAAATTCGAGTACCGATGTGTTAGGGTGCTTTTGGCTTCCTCCGCATTATTACAAATTGTGTTCGAGTGGCGTTGATCAGAATACTGTCAAGCCATACCCGACACATGATACAGGAAACAAAAAATATTTTCAAAACTATATATTGCCACAATTAAAAACAAAAGCTGTTCCGTATAAAGACGGCAAAAAGTATTTAAGAAAATCAAAATCATTCGGTGAAGGTTTCTGCAGTGTTGTAAATGATGCATTGCGTGAAATATATAAAAATCGAAAAGGTTATGTATTCTCTCAGGATCAGTTAATCGAAATTCTAAAATTTATACCGGATGTAAATGTGTTGTATAGCAATGAAATATACTTTGTTTGGAAATAATTAACAGAAAGGTAAATAGGACAAAATGAATTATCAGGACAGAATCTTTGAGAGTATCGAAGCACACAAAGAAGCCATCCGAAAAGCTGAAAAGGCAAGGAAAGAAAAACCTACCAATGCAGATTTGAAAGAAACAATAAAGATATTTGATGATTTCGGGATTGACATACAAATTTCGGATATCCCCGATCTTCCTTCTGCATATGAACTTGAGAAGTGGCGTGTAAAACGAATAACTGAATATTTAGATTCACGCAGCTCACGTTAGGAGGATTTTGGTGAAAAAGTTACAACAATTTTACATAATGAAACTCTCTTCAAATAGATTAGAGAAATTCAATTATCATTTGAAAAGGATTCTGGGTAATACTGGCACTCATGTAAAAGAGATTCGCAGTAATGGTGAGCTTATTGCCCTGGGTGATAACCAAGCACTCAGGACGATTCGCTCAATAAGGTATGAGCGTAATCCAAACAGTTTGCAGTATGATCCAGATGTTTTAAATCAATTATATGAAAATAAGCGAGAATTAAAGAAGCTGCCATTCTCCGATACAGTAAAAAAACAAATTTCAATCATAAATGCAAAGATTGATGAAATGCTATTTGTTCCGGAATATGTATCGGTTGTTATTGATGATGTGGCACATTATAAAAAAATCATTAAAGATGGGCTGTATATCAATAACTTTAAATACGTGCGACTAATGTGTTCTGCTGGACAGGCAAGAGTGAATACTGTAATACTTGTTCGTGAGGATTATGAAGCAGAATTAAAAAAGCGATTACGTTGTGGTGCAAAAAGTGTAAAAATTACCAAGAATAAATATAACGCTTATTTTGCTCTCTCTTCATCTTCCACCTACCTGATTCCCAAACCAAATGTATTGCTTATTGGGGACTGTGAAATTGAAATGGAAAAACGGGTGGATTGGATTTCAAAAATCCCACCAGAGGAAAAAAACAAACTATCAAACAATGAACGTGTCAACGAAAAAGTCACGACATTACTTTTTAATTTGTTTGATGGTTGTGGAGCTGTGTCTGTGGAATTTGCAAAACGAGTTGCTGAAGCCCTTGAACTGGATTATATACCGGCTGCATTTTGTATCAGATGTGCCTATGTAAAAGGTATGGTCTTTGTGGTTGATTTTAAACAATATGCCAGGGAACTTGGAATTATATTCCAGAAAGACTTATATGGCGTTGATCAGAAGATTGAAGATATGGACATGATTTTAACCAAATCTCAGTTTAAGTTGTACAATGCTTATGATTCGATGGAGGATTATTATAGACTTTGTGAAGATAATGGTATTTTGTGGGGTGTTACAAAAGTCACACCAAAAGAGGATGATACTTATTTTCGTTCAAACTATCAGTTTTGCCAAGCCATAGATCTTAGAAAAGATGAAGATGTTGCTGAACTCTGCCAGCCAACAGTAAAATGGTTAAGTGGGATTTGTGGTGATGACGTAAATCGTACACTTCTTTTTCTGCTTGGTCGTATGCTTGAAAAGCCAGATGTAGATTACAACAATATTTTAAATCTAACAAGTGACAATGTGGCAAAAGCCCTTATACTTAATCGCAGTATGATAGATGAAGAATATATCAAAAATACAGTGATTATGAGTGTCAATAAAAAAATACGTGAATCGTATCTTGGAAAACTGGTGCTGGATGGTAATTTCAGTGTTATGATTCCAGACATGTATGCTTTTATGCAACATGCATTTGGTCAAACAGTCACCGGTGCACTCAAGGAGTTTGAGCATTATTCACATTTTTGGAATCAAAGAGGTAAAACCGAAGTCGTTGCCATGCGCTCTCCGCTTACTTGGCGATCAGAAGTGAACAAACTTAATTTGAAAAGCAATGAATTGACTGAAAAATGGTTTAAGTATCTGACAAGTGGCATCGTCTATAACGTTTGGGGTTGTGATTGCATAATTCATGCCGATTCAGACTTCGACGGTGATATTGTAGCTACAACAGACAATCCAGTATTTCTTCGCTGCAGATATGATAACCTTCCTATCACCTATACAAAGTCAACGGTTGATAAGGAATTTATCAAAGAAAATGAATTATATCTTGCAGATATTCAGTCATTCAATAGTGAAATTGGTTCTATCACAAATATTTCCACATCATTTTACGAATTGTTATCGAAATATGAGGATAATCCAGATTCCAAAGAAACAAAAGAGATACTCGAACGTTTAAAGTTAATTCGTAAATCTCAGGGTGACTCTATTGACAAGGCAAAGGGAATTAAAATCGAACCAATGCCGAAACATTGGACAAAAACAGTTAAAAAGAAACCAGATGGTATTGATAGTACGGTGTTTAACTTTATAAATTCTATTGTTGCAGATAGAAAACCATATTTTTTCAGATACCTTTATCCAAAAGAGAATGCAAAATATATGGAATATCGCAAAAAAGAGAATGATTACTGTGAGGAACAGTTCTTTAGGACTCTTGACGAGCTTCTGGCTCTTCCGGATTCGGAATTATCAACCAGTGAACTAAACTACAAGTACAATAAATACTTGCGTTATATTCCGCTCATTGATCATGGTGGTCGTATGAATAAGGTGTGTCACTATATGGAAGATCATCTTGCAGAGATAAAACGCCTTAGAAGGAAACACACATCGGAAGATGTTCTAAACTTGATGCACAGTGGGAACAATCAGAATTTTTGTGATGAAGATGTTGCCCTTATGAATGAATTTTACTTAGCATATAAAAAAGCAAAAGAAAAATTCAAGAAGTCACAGAGAAATGATTTTGATGATTCTAATTCTGCCACAAATACATTTAATACAAAGGTGAAAGATATTCGTGAGCAAATTTCTGAAAAGATTTCTTTGTCCGTAGAATATCAGTGTGATCTTGCCATTTATATTTCTTATGAGCTGCATCCAAGTAGAACAAAAGATTTCTGTTGGGAATTATTTGGCAACCAAATCATAAAAAATATAGAATGTAATTCTTCCACTCCTGCCCTTCTCCCAGTTCCGGCAAAGGATGGGGATATAGAGTATTTAGGAAAGAAGTATAAAACAATGGAGGTAAATTTATGATTTATTTTGATGAATTGTCCGTTGCGAAAGGGATGGAAGAAAAACAGTCTTTTAGTAATGGATATAGTAAAGTTGAACTGCTTATATATGCGAAATATTTAAAATACAAAAAGGTAACGGAAGCCGGTATTGATTATAATACGGTTTCCGCCACTCAATTAGATCGGTATAACCATGAAGTTGAAATGGAACTACGGGCATTTTGCGAAAGGTGCTGCTGTACTTTTAACTATACAGTGGACTATCAGGATATTGACTATGCTGTGAACCGATCCAGTGCATTTAAACTTAAGCTGCCTTTGCCGCTTCCCATTACACAAAAGGAATGGGACGCTATACAGAGTGTTCCAAATGAAAAGTATCAAAGAATGTTGTTTATCATGTTGGTTGATGCGAAGTATTATAGATATTTCAATTCATCAGTAGAAGGAAATAATGAAATTTCAGAAGATACTACATTTTATGTGCGTATGACACGCTCTGAAATTCAGAAATTGGCACATGTAAAGTATGATAGCCCATCTGAGAAAACTTTCTTTCTTGGTTGTATCAATCGCAAAGGATTATTTGGGATTTCTGAGAACAGATCGCGAACTTGGTATATTAAATTTGCTGACACATCTGATAAAAACGTAATTGAGTATATCACTGACTATGAGCATTTGGCACTCTATTACGAAAAGCTCACTGGTGAAAAAATTGGTCAGTGTGAATACTGTGGAAAATTATTTAGACAAGGCAAAACAAAACCTTCTGATTTTTGTTATAAACATCGTGGGTACAAGAAAGCAAACACAAAACAGATCAGAGAAGGAATATGTGTGGATTGTGGCAATGCTTTTCATGTTGCCGCTACTGACACAAATAAATGTAGATGCGATAATTGCCAAAAAATCAAGCGAAAAAACGATATTAAAATGTGGAAATTAAAGAATAAAGATTAAGGAACAAGCGTTTTTTATTTATCTAAAATCCCTGTAATACGACAATGAACGATATTACAGGGAATTTTTTGTGTGTACCACCTCTTATGGAAAAGGGAATAAAAGCAAAATTCTATCTCTTTTTCATTATCCGTGTAACAGTCAAAAATTAAAAAGGAGATACAATGAATCCGCAATACAGCAAGCTAGAAAGTGAGACTGATTACGAGTATGGTCTTAGGTTGATCTCTATCAAGGTCGAGGAAAAGCCTGATGATTTGGATTGGGAAGATATTGTCACGCTTTTGAATTTAGACTGTCATAGGGATAGTTTACGAAAAGCTGCAAATGTAACTGAATATTCTGGTTACAGAGTAATGCAGTATTTTAAAGAAAAGTTGGAGACTCAAAATCATGGTGACTCTGATAGTTATATTCGAGAACTTGAAGAAAAGAAGCAACAGCTTATAAAAGAACGTGCTAAACTTCATACTGAGAAACTTGAATATAATCGCTGGCTTCGTGAGGATGCCAGAGATGAACTGTTTGAGGAAAAAGTTCTTGCTGCTATCAAAGAGAACTTAAATAGAACTGATCCGCCGCATAAAGTAGGCGGTTTTCATACATCACGATTTGGTCTATTAAATATTGCAGACTGTCATTTTGGAAAAGATTTCAAAATTTACGGTCTTGATAACAGAGTCATAAATGCATACAGTCCTGAAATTTTTTTTATGAGAATGGAAACTCTTTATAATGAGGTTGTGGATTATGCACATAAAGAAAATTTAACAGGTTTCAAAATATTTAATCTTGGAGATGCACTTGACGGATTTCTTAGAAATTCACAGCTCTGGACTCTTAGATATGGCGTTACTGAAAGTGCTGTCATATTTGGTGAGTATATGGGGAAATGGTTGCGTGCATTATCTGAAGAGTTTCAAATTGAATATTATCAGACATGTGGGAATCATGGAGAGCTTCGTCTACTTGATGGACGAAAAGGCGAACATCTGCATGATAACATAGAAACGGTCACAGGCGGAATTATCCGTATGATAAATGAGGATAATCCAAATTTTGAATATATCGAGAACAAATCTGGTTTTATCTTTGCAGAAATTGCCGGGTATAATGTTATGGGCATTCATGGAGAGGTAAAAAATCTCCAAGTTGCTCTAAAAGATTATTCAGACATATACGATGTTAAAATTGATTATCTGGTTGCTGGTCATAAGCACCATTCAGAATTTAATAATTGTGGAGTAAGGCGTGGTACAATCGGTGTTGGTTCTATTATTGGCATAGATGATTATTCTATGAGAATCAGAAAAGCCGCTGATGCCACTGCTTCTTTCATTGTTTTTGAAAAGGGAAAGGGTAAAGTGGATGAACACACTTTTGTACTCAATTAAGAATAGCAACCAAATAGAAAACATCGAATATGTGACCTTCAAAGATATTGGTGAAATTGTGAGTGCTTTGGAACAGGCTTCTATTGTTCCTAATGATGATTATGATTCTGTAAAGTTATATGGTAATTCAGAATTTATTATTTCTGCTATGCGCCATATAATATCAAATGAAAGATATTCAGATGTTACTATAGCATCCATTGATATTACTTCTTCTGTTGTAGATCCGGTTTGCAAGGACGATTATGTTCTTTCTATCTACAATAATGAGTTATATATACAATCAGCCTGGAATGATGATTGTCTTTGTATGAATGAAGCAAAATTTACGATCTGTCAGTCCGGAACACCAGATTACATAATAAAAAATGTTATAAAATGTGGAACTCCGGTAAAAATATGTATTTAAGTAGAATATAATAATTTACTATTGACAAATTCAGATTTATGTGCTATAGTATAGTTACAAACAAACGAGATATATAGGAACGGAAGTTACGAAGCAATTCATAACTTCCCACTCCTATTTTTTAAGTAGAATAAAATAAATATTACGATGCGGATTAGAGCAGTGGTAGCTCGCTTGCCTCATAAGCAAGAGGTCGAGGGTTCAAATCCCCCATCCGCAACTCGCCTTTTTATGTTTTGTCCTATTATTTTTGTAGTGGGTGGCAGGGTTGAATAACATAAATTTCGGCTCTGTCATTTACATAATGAGCGTATAGCACAGTCTGGTTAATGCAATGGTCTGCAACACCATGATCGTTGGTTCAAATCCAACTATGCTCTTTTAAGCACAAACAGCAATTTTCTTATTGTATTGGATATTACTCATAATAATATGGTCACAGTGCTTAGAGACACATACAGCAAAATTCTATATAACCAAAATGTCAAATTGTTTAGGATGAATAAAGTGTCTAGTTTAAGGTCTAATAGCATAATGGTTAGTGTGCCGGACTGTCTCTCCGGTTATCAGGGTTCGATTCCCTGTTAGATCGCTTTGGGGCGTTGGACAAGCGGCTAAGTTACAGCCCTTTCACGGCTGCGAGATGGGTTCAATTCCCATACGCCCTACTTGATAAAACTATTTTAGGCATATAGTTCAATGGTAGAATATCCGGCTCCAACCCGGAGGATCAGAGTTCGACTCTTTGTGTGCCTGTTGCATAATATATTATGAAAAAATAAAGGTATTCTAGTGACCTCGTAGCGGAAATGCTGGCGGTTATAATCAACGATATGGATTATATGGTCTTTGTGGTTTGTACTTAAATAGAAAATCATTTAGGATTGTTAAGGTTCTAAGCCATACCGACTGGCTTCAAGGATAGCTGTCCATCTTAACATTTATTTATATGGGGGAGTAACCTAGCGGCGAGGGTAGCGGTCTGTAAAACCGTGACAAAGAAACATCGTAGGTTCGAGTCCTACCTCCCCCATTTCGGGAAGTTAGCTCAACTGGTAGAGCATTAGGTTGAAGCCCTAAGTGTAGGTGGTTCAACTCCACCACTTCCCATTTAATCAAATAAAGCCATTATAAAAAGGCATATGAGGTATATATGAAATGGTGAGGAAAACATAATTATAGACATATAGCTTAATGGATAGAGTTCACGACTACGAATCGTGCGATATAGGTTCGATTCCTATTGTGTCTGTTTTGCCCGTATAGTTCAATGGAGAGAACATGGTTCTTCTAAAGCTATGATCTTGGTTCGATTCCAAGTATGGGTGCTTATTTTTGGAGAGGTGGCAGAGCTGGCTTATTGCACCAGTCTTGAAAACTGGCAACCGTCAGAGATGGCGGTTCGTGGGTTCAAATCCCACCCTCTCCGCTTATTATATGTGGTGGTAACAGTACGATCAATCAAATTAGCCACGTCATCATTGTTGACTCTTTAAGGATATTGGATTTATAGACTGATATGTGATGGTGTCTTGCTTGGAGAATCGGGAGTGCAAGCATATAGTATGACTGGGTGTGTAACTCAGTTGGTAGAGTAACCGGCTTTTAACCGGTAAGTCGTGAGTTCGAGCCTCACTACACCCACTAAGGAGTAGTAACCCTAATTGGTAAGGGAGCAGTTTGCTAAACTGCCAGTAACCGTTTTTCGGCGTGGTGGTTCGAGTCCACTCTATTCCGTTTTATTTTAATTTTGGAATATAATTCAATGGTAGAATGCCTCTCTGATACGGAGGTCACATAAGTTCGATTCTTATTATTCCAATTTAGACACATACAGCAACTTTTGATTTAATTCTTTTTCTATTATATTTTGAATAATTACAAAACAACAGAAAACGCAAAAGAATAGTTACCTTTCAGACTATTTTTTCAAATCAAAGAACGTGTCTAGTGGCTCTTACAGCAACTTCAAGTATGTAGAATATTAAAAAATTAACATTCATTAAGAATAGCTTTGTTTCCGCCATCGAAGCTATAAATACTAATTTGAGCCTAGCGAAAGTCGCATACAGCAATTTAATATACTTACTGGAAAATTAACATATAATGCTTATTTTAAATCTATTTTTGTAATATTTTTGCGTATCTTTCAATTTCAGCGACTTGTATTTTTTATCCATCTGCCATGTGTAGATAGGAAATCTGATTTTAGCATAGCTATTATCAATTTTTAATGCCCTGTAGTCCAATGGTAGAACGGCAGACCGTTAATCTGTATGTTGTGGGTTCGATCCCCACCGGGGCAGTTTATAATGGGGTATCGCCAAGCGGTAAGGCTCTGGAATTTGACTCCAGCATTCGTAGGTTCGATTCCTACTACCCCAGTTTTGCCGATATAGTTTAGTGGTAAAACAAGAGATTTGTAACCTCTTGCCCTCAGTCCGATTCTGAGTGTCGGCTTGACTAGGTATAGGATAATGGAAATCCGCTACATTTGGGATGTAGACATTGTAGGTTCGAGTCCTACTACCTAGATTATTAAGTGCGTGTGGCGTAATTGGCAGGCGCAATAGATTTAAGCTCTATTATCTCAATGATGTGAGGGTTCAAGTCCCTCCACGCATATTTTAATATTTTTGCCTGGTTGGTGGAATTGGCAGACACGCCAGATTCAAACTCTGGTGGGAAACCGTAAGAGTTCGACTCTCTTACCAGGCATGTAGCACATAGTTTTTTCTATGTGCTTTTTTATTGTTTATTTACGGATGATTGCTGCAACTGGCAGACAGGCATGACTAAGGATCATGTGCCGAAAGGCATTGTGGGTTCGATCCCCACATCATCTACTACCACTTATACGTGGGAAAAAGGAGTTTTACATATGGGACAGACAAAAGAGCAAATTGTAAAAAAGTCATTAGCATCTGAAATGTCTTTGAATGCCGATGCTAAAGTCGGAAAAATTGAACCTGTTTCAGATGGTCGTAAGGAATATATTTGTCAGACTTGTGGTAAGTCCTACAAACGAAGAAAGGGTAATTTCTCTCCTTCTAAATCTCCTATTTATGCTGGAACTGATGGCTACCTGAATACTTGCAAAAATTGTGTGGATAATCTTTTTACACAATATACGGAGTTTTTTGGTGGAAATGAGGAACGTGCCATTGAAAGGATATGTCAGCTTTTTGACTACTATTTTAATGAAAGCGCACTTGCAGCCTCAAAGAAAATCAGCGAAGATCGAAGTAGAATTTCTGTCTATATCAGTAAAATTCAATTAAAACCGCATATCGGAAAAACATATAGTGATACTTTGCTTGAAAATAAGCAGAATCCAATTGATTCTATGGAAGATACCGTTGAATACGGTGATATAGATTCCGCACAGTTAAAAAAGGCTGTAAGTGTGTGGGGCTTTGGATTTCAAAAGGAAGAATATTCTATTTTGAATGATATGTTTGATGATTGGAAATCCAGAGTTGTTGTTGATAGTAAGACTAGGGAAACCCTTGTTAGGGAACTTTGTATCATCAAATTACAAATGAATTTGGCATTACGTGACAATGCAGTTGATCTTTACACCAAATTGATGAAAACGTATCAGGACACTATGAAATCTGCGAATTTGCAGCCACTTCAGGAAGATGCGAATGATAAGAACGGTGAAAAACCTATTGGTGTTATGATCAAAATGTTTGAGAATGAACGTCCTATTCAGAAATGTAGACCAGAATGGGAAGATGTAGATGGTATTGTGAGATATATCACTATATATTTCCTTGGTCACTTATGTAAGATGTTGAAAATAAATAATCGCTACTCTTCTCTTTATGAAGAGGAAATGGCGAAATACAGGGTTGAAGTTCCAGAATTGGAAGAAGCCGATGACGAAGATATATTTAATTACATCATTGGTGGCGGTGAGTAAATGGCTCAACCCGAAAAAATGACAAAAGACTCAAAATATAAAAAAGTAATGGAAGGTTTGGATGTATGGACTGCCTTTTATAGAGCAAATCCAGTACGTTTCCTTATTGATTACTTTGGTATGGAGTGGATTCGTCCGTTTCAGCAAGTAATGATTACTTTCATGTTCAGATACACTTACTTTATGACTATTGCGAGTCGTGGCATGGGTAAGTCCATGATTGTTGCAGCATTTCTTTGTGCATACTGTACTTTATATCCTGGTGTGCAAGTATGTATTGCTGCCGGTCAACGTGGACAGTCTATCAACGTCTTGAATAAGATTGTTGAAGAATTTATGCCAAAATCTCCTAATCTTAGGAATGAGATATCGAAAGTAAATACTTCTCCAGCAGAAGGTTTTATACATTGGAAAAATGGCTCTATCATTAAAGTTGTAACAGCTAAAGACTCTGCTCGTTCTGCCAGAGCTAATATCATCATAATGGACGAGTTTCGTATGATTGATAAAGGCGTACTGGACAAGGTATTGAGAAAGTTTAAAGCTGGACAGCGTAGACCTGGATTTTATGATCGTCCAGAATACAGCGATAAAGTCAAAGAAAATAAAAAGAAATATCCAAAAGAACCTAATAAAGAGATTTATTTAAGTAGTGCATATTACAAGTACCATTGGTCATGGGCGAAATTCAAAGCGTTTTTCAGTGCCATGATTAAAGGTGAAAGTTATATGGTTGTTGGTTTCCCGTACCAACTCCCTGTTTCCGAAGGTTATTATCCTGAAGAACAGATTCGTGAGGAAATGCAGGAAGATGACTTTGATAGTATCGCATGGTCTATGGAAATGGATTCATTATTCTTTGGAAGTTCTGAAAAGGCATTCTACAGTTTTGAATCTATTGATAGAATCAGGAAAATTCAAAGAGCTATTTATCCAAAACCTTATTATGCTTTGCTGAATGATTCTAAGTATAAATTTGAGCCTAAGAAAAACGGAGAAATCCGTTTATTGGCAATGGACGTTGCAACGCAGGGAGGATCAAAAAACGATGCTACCTGTTTTGTTGTTATGCAACTTATTCCGACAACGAATAATCAGTACATCAGAAATATCGTGTATGTCACAACACTTGATGGTGGTCATACTTTTGACCAGGCTTTAAAAGCGAGAAGATTATTCGATGACTTTGAATGTGACTATATAATTGTTGATACTAATGGTGTCGGTATTGGTGTATATGACAACCTTGTAATAGAACAGGTTGACGATGACCGTAATATAGTTTATCCGGCGTGGACATGTATCAACGATAAGGGAATGGCTGAAAGGTGTAAAGAACCTGACGCACCCGAAATTATATACAGTGTAAAAGCTACTGCAAAGTTCAATTCTGAAGCGGCAGTATATCTTAGAGACTGTATAAAACGTGGTAAGCTGAGACTTCTTATAAATGAGGTTGACGCAAATGAAATCTTGAATAAGAGTAAGGCTTATCAAAATTTATTGGTTGAAGAACAAGCATTATTCCAAGAGCCTTTTTATCAAACAACTGCCATGATTAACGAGATGATAAATCTTGACTACACTCAGACAGATGGAAAGATAAAAGTTATAGAAGCGTCTGGCATGAGAAAGGATAGATACTCTGCTATCTCCTATGCTAATCATATTGCCAATGAGCTTGAAAGAGATATGCGTAATATTGAGGATGAATATGGATTTTCAACCTTTATAAATTGATGGGAGGTATTGGAAATTGCCAGAACAGAATAATGTAGCCAGAAAAAATGGCAACAGAACAACCGGCAGAAAAAAATATAAGCCGAAAGTTGTTAAGAATAATGTAGAGACAAATGCGTTTGCATACAATACTACTCTACCTTATGTATATTCTGTGTTGGGCGATTATCTTGATTCATCTCCACATAACATCAAAGAAATCCGTGAATACTCACGGAATCCCCAATATTATAATCGAGAACTTCGAGACTTAGCTTGGTGGGCGTATAACACTAATGGAAGTGTAAAGGCTGCTGTTAATTATATATGTTCAATGCACACTCTTGATAAGGTGATCGTGTGCAAAAATAGAAAATCAAATCACCAACGCCCAAGAAATTTTGAAAATAACCGTCTTAAAATGTTGTCTGTGTTGGACAAAATAAATTATAAGCAGCATATACGAGATAATTTGATGAAGAATGCGAATGACGGTACTGCATTCTATTATTTTGAAACTGGCAAACGACCAGTAAATAATGCTAAGTTTTTATCTGATTATGATATTGCAAATATTGTGGAGATAAATGAAATGGGACTGGATGTTTCCATTATTGCTCTCCCTGTAGATTGGTGCAGAATTTGTGGAAGGGTAAGTAACCGTTATCGTTGTGCATTTAATTTAAGATATTTTGATCAGTTTACAGAAAGTGAGCGAAAAGCCAGATTACAGGCTATGCCAAAAGAAATTAGAGACGGTTGGCAAAAATATGATTCAAAGCATAATGTCAACAGTCCGTGGCTTGTATTAAACGATACAAAAACGATTATCACTAAAGTGAATGCATCAATAAATCAGCCTTGGGGTGTGCCAATGGCTGTTACTGCCTTTGACGATATCTTATATGCTGAATATTTTGTTAATACCAAACGTACTGTTTTGGATAATATAAATAATCAGATTATATATATGACATTTCCAGAAGGAAAGGAAAAAGGTACGTCATCACTTTCAAAAGATCAGCAAAAAGATCAACATGAAAAAGTGAAAGATGCGGTAATCAATCGAAAGAGTCAATCTGGTATATCATTCTTCTCTCTTGCCAGTGGCACAAAGCTGGACAAGATGGATGTTGACATTGGGATTTTTGATGAAAAGAATGAATCATCTATAAAAAATAATGTTCCGGCGGATCTAGGTATGAGTTCCGCCAGCCTTGATGGTAATACAAAAGGTAATTATGCAACAGCTTCTCTTAATCTTGAGTTGGTTGCAAGCCATGTTTATACATGGATTGAAAACTTTATGGCAGAACTTAACAAATGTATAAATGCGAACATTATAAAAGATTCTTCATGTATTGTGAGCTGTTATATTCTCCCTACTACTTTTGCGAATAGGGACAAACAGGTTCAATACATGAAAGACTTGTATTCCAATGGTAAGGGTTCTTTCCTGGCATGGGTTAGTGCAACTGGATTTGATGCAGATGCATATACCTCACTTATGGATTATGAGCTTGAAATAGATATGGAAAATAAATATCCTGTCCATGCTACTTCATATACAATGAGTAGTAAAGATAATGATTCCGGAGATAACAATGGTGGGCGAACTCCGGTAGATAACCCAACAAACGAAAATACAGTACAATCACAATCTTCTGGTTCTAATTCCAATCCTAAACCAAGTACAGAATAAGGAAGGAAGATTATGACAGAATTAAGTGCTGTTAAATACAAATCTGTCTTTGTTCCTGGTATTGCAAGAAGATTATTGAAAATGGGACATCCTATTTATGACATTAAGCCAAAAAAGGAAAACCCAGATGCTTCAATATTTATTTTTGCAGAAACAGAGGAATTTAAGAAAGATTTCGTATCTGTCAAGGATGCATTAGATAAAGATGCGTCTAAAGATAATGTTATTCATTAAATTGGACACTGAGATGTGTTCTTTTTATTGCAATAAATAAATACAAAGGTGGTAAACAATATGAAAATTCAAGAAAGATTCTTAGAAATTTCGCAAGCCACCAATCCAAATGGTCGTAGAAAAGTCAAACTTGCTTTGCATGAAATCTACCCAGATAGAACCCAATGGAATAGAAACGGTATTACTTATCTGGAGCAGTACACACGAGACAATGCGGATAGCGTGAAAGGTATGCCGCTATGTGCGGAATTTCTTGACGATGACAAAGATATTCCGTATGGACATGGATTGACTGGACATATAAAGAGTATGCCAGTATTTGAAGATTCTGTACAGGTTGGCGTGTGTGAAGATTGGTCTATTGAAGATATTGAAATTGAAGGTGAGACACATAGATGTTTATGTGCCACAGGCTATATTAACGAAGGTAGATATCCGAAATTTGTGAAATGGATTGAGGATCAAGTTGCAAATGGTGAGACTCTTCGTGGCAGCGTTGAATTTGTCGGTACAAAAGACAATGACGGCGAAATAATTTATGACGGTGGTTGGAAAGAAGAAGGTCGTGTTCCTATGATTTATGATTATAGTGGATATTGTATCTTATCTGTAAAACCTTCCGATCCATCAGCAATATTGATTGAACTAAATCAGTTCAAAAATAATTTGGAGGATGTCGAAATGAATGAAGAAATGAAAAACGCTTTTTCTGATTTAAAATCCGAAGTAATTTCAGCTTTTAAAGAAACAAGAAAAGCTGAAATGAATGAAGAAATTTCTTCTCTTGAATCAAAAGTAACTGAGTTAAATGCAAAGATTGCAGAACTGAATACTCAGATTGAAGAAAAGGATAAAGAAATCGAAGAGCTGAATCGTAAATGTAATGAGGCTAATGCGGAAGCTGCAAAAAAGGATGAAGAAGTAAATTCAAAAGTTGAAGAGCTTAATTCTACTATTGCAGAAAAAGACGCAGAGCTTAATAAAATGAAGAAAGCTAATAGAGTTGCGGAACTTAATCAGGCACTCTCTTCTTTTACAGATGAAGAAAAAAACTATGCAAAGGAAGAAATTGATGCTTTCAATGCTGATCCGTTTTCTGTAGAAATCAATCAGATTACAACAAAAATTGAATCTACATCTTACAGAAAAATTCGTGAAGATCAGAAAAATAAAAATCTTGAAGCAAACTCAATGAAAGACGAATTTGATGGCATTATATCAACAGTCGATCCGATTGTTAAGGACGATAATACTGTCGAAGATTTTGATTGTTTTGCCTAAGTAGAATTAAATAATCGGAGGACAATGCAATGTTAAAATTCAGAGAAATTGGTACATATAAAAATGCCGTAAACATTGGTTTCTGCACAGCAGAAGTAATTCTGAAAAACGGTAATGTAGTAACCTATGATGTTGCGACAAAGAAAGCTGCCCTTCCTACAACTGGTAAAGAGGAAGGAATTGCTATCGTAATGAATACAATCGACAAGCCAGAAATTCTTGAGCCGAATGATTTCACTATTGAAATCGGTGAAAATCCACGTCTCTTCACTCTCGCTTCACTGAAAGACAGAGTTCTTGATATGGATATGGATCAGGTTACTGGCACTTATGCAGATATTGCAGTAGGTGACTTCCTTGTTGCTGATACAGATGGAAAACTCAAGGTTGTTCCAAAAGCAACAGGTGTAGCTGATTACAAAGAATATCTTGTCGTAATCGAAAAGACAAATTACAACGCTGAAGGTCTGGCTGCTCAAGTAGTTATTGCCTAAGTTGTATAAAATAAATGGAGGAAACTAAAATGAGTAGAAATATTTTAGAGTTAAATACTTCTATTGAGATGGTTAATACATTAAAAGATAATGTTACCATCAAGGACGAAGTTAAGTTTAAACAGATGGTAGAAATCTGTTCTGCTCTTTTTGCCGGAAACGATGCGGATAAATTCGGAAAACAGAAAGATGCTGTTGTAAAGAAACTGGCAATTCTTGGTGATGCCGCACAGAACGGTGATATGAAAGCAAGAGCAGAAATCAATACAATCGTAAAATTCATGGTTGAGCCGAAGCTGCTTGAAGCTATGAAAGTGTTTGATTTCCTTGGAAATTACCATGAACTTGCTTACCACGAACAGCCGAAAGTAAAAACTTATAATTACGAGAATATTGATGCCCGTCTGCAGGCTTCAAATTCTGATGTAAGTTTTGCTGGACGTAATTGGATGGAATATCCAGTTGCAACAAGAACTATTTCCGCTGGTATGGCTATTGACTACCGTGAACTTGCTTCTGGTAACTTCGATGGTTCTGTAGCAGAGGAAGCTGCACAGGTTCAGATTGATATGAACAACAAAGCTGTTGCTTATGTTCTTGGTGTTCTGAAAAATTCCCTCGCAAACAACACAAAATATGTAAAGAACTATTCTACATATACTGGAACTGCACCTACACAAGTACAGGTTGACAGTCTTGTTGCAAAAATGCGTAAGATGGGTAAAGTTGCTATTCTTGGTGACTTCGCTGTTCTTTCTGCAATTTGTGATTGGAATGGATATAAAACTGCAGGAGACACAAAGCTCCCATTCTACACTCCTGCACAGGTTGAGGAAATCGCAAAAGCTGGTCTTAACGGTTTCTATAAGGGAACTTCACTCGTAGAGCTTGAAAATCCTTACAACTACACAAAACCGTTGGCTGATAAATCTGGATTCGAGACATATTACGCAGATGATGAACTTTACTTCACTGCTGCTGGTAATAAATCTCCGCTGCACATCTTCAGACGTGGTGGTATCACTACAATGCAGGGTACAGATGTTGAGACTGGTACTATCAAAACTCGTTTCGATATGGAAATCGGTGCTGATGTTACCAAAGGTCGTGAGTTCGAGATTGGTATGATGGCTAAAGAGGTCTAATATCTTTTAAGATAGCGAAAAATGTTTTATGGTGGGCGGTGCTAATATCGTCCACCATTATCTTATAAGGAGAAAGTTATGGAAAAAGATAATGTAGTTGTTGAAAATGTTACAGAGAAAAAAACTGTCAAGCCCAAACGTGCCACAACAAAGGTTGCTAAAACACGTTCCATTGATGATTTAAAACCGTCTGATCGTGTTGAGGTAAGAAATCTTCGTTCATGGGAACTTAGTTTTGTTCCAAGAGACGGGAATGTTGAACAGGTAACAAAAGGACTTCTTATTAGTCCAAGCCAAAAGTCTATGTTCAAATTATCTGAGGTTGAAGATCAGGTAAATAATGGAAATGAACTTTTTTGTGGAATTGATGGATTGGGTGGACATGCTTCTCTTCAAATCGTAGATTCTCTTGTCAGAGAATACGTGTTTGGTGAGCCGACAAATCCTGTTCAGCTTACAGTTGATGCAGTAAATGAATTGCTTGCCTTAGAATCAAAAGAAGCATTCGATAAAAGACTCTCTGAGTTGGTTGTTACAAATTCAGAAAAGAGAATGATTGCAATTATGTGTTCAAACGATGATCTGTTTCCGCAAGTGAATACGGAATATGTTCCATCGTATAAACTTGCTGCTATTGAAAAAATTTCTGGCATCAAGTTGTCGTAAATAAATATTGGAGGTGCGTTTATGACACAATATAAAGAAGTTGTTTCTGCATTTGAATCAATAATCAAGTGCAAATATAAACTTTCTGATTCATTGGTTGAACAATGGTTCAAGAACGCCCTCGGACAATATGAACTCGATATTGAAAGTCTAGGGTATGATCCTATGATTCGAGAATTTATCCAACCGTCACAAGGTTCTGACTCTTTTGAGCCTGACGGGAGATTAAAATACAGTGTGATTATACTGTTGGCTGAAATAATGAAGTCTTACTACATGGAACAAGAAGTAAGGCGTGTTAATCAGCTCAACAATATCATTGGAAAAGATATTAGCCTAAACGGTACTGGTGATACAAAGAAATATACCAAAGAAGAGGCGGATGCAGTCAATGAGAAAATTGCTTACTTTAGTGTAAAACAAAAACCTGCTGCTCTTGTGTAGGAGGTATTTATATTGGCTACAGAATGGTATTTAATGGATCAACCACCTATATATAATGGTGGTTTTGAAGGTGAAGAGTTTTTTGCTTATGCTCAACAGGGATTTCAGGAAATGCTTGATACTACAATGTTGTGCGACAATGTTGAATTTATCAATAGTGATTTTTCTGTGATTGTTCCTGGAAAAGCCGTCATTCAAAGTGTAACACCCGATACTCAAATAGGTACTGAAGATAGACAGATTTTAGTTCCAATAGGGACACTCCAAAAGTTTGCCTATGTTCGATTTGAAGATGATATATGGATTATTGCTTCAGAGCCTAGCAATAATAAATTTTATGAAAAGGCTATTTTAAAACTCTGCCGTAATCATTTGCGTTGGCAGGACACAGTGACGAAAGAAATTTTCGATTACTGGTATTGGTGTGAAGATATTACGAGATATAGTTCTGGTACTTATCTTGGAAATATCATTGTAAAATTTGACAAGCAGTATCATGTACTGCTTCCTATGGATAGTCATACTCAGAAACTACATGATGGTATGAGATTTATCTTGGAATTATCTGATGTTACCCCATTGGTATTTAAACTTACTAAATACGATGGTCTGACTGGTAACAATAAGAATGTAAAACTATTGAATCTTTCATTGACGCAAACTGTGTATGACGAAGATAAAGATAATGTTGATTTGATGATTGCCGATTATTATGAAGAGAAAACTGTATCTGAAGATTTGAGATGCAGAATAGATTTTGAATCAGATGAAATTGCTTTATCATCTTTCGGTGAATTTTATGCAGTGTTCAAAAATGAGTCCGATGAAATAGTGGAAACAGAATTTTCATGGACAATTTTAGATAATGATTTCGATTTAAAAAATCTGATTCTCTCATATCAAGATAACAAAATACGAATTGTTGTAAAAAACAATAAGGATCTCATTGATAAAGATTTTACATTGAATGTAATTTCAAATGATGGTGAAATCTGTGCATCAATGAAGATAAAAATAATTGCTTTATGGTAGGAAAGATTTATGGAAGATTTTGATATAAATTCTTTCAAGTCTAAGGTGATTGACACAATTTTAGAAAACAATGAAATTGTCTATTTGCTTGACAAAGATTATATAGATTGTGGTGGTGGATTACTTTTCAAAAGGCTATTTCCTTTTATGCAAAACCCTAAAACGGTGACAAATACTGCTCCTTTCATTTGCTTTAAGGTTAATCATACAAGTAATCAAAATGCTTATTTGGAAAATATCACTGTTGTTATTTATGTAGTTTGCCACGAAAAAGAAATGACTAAAAAGGTACAGAGCTATGATACCCAAAAAATTAAATCTGGAACGGTAATTGATGTTATCGCTGAAGAAATAAAAAAGGAGTTATCTGGATTAGATACCGAATGGATAGGTGAATTAAAATTGCAATCTAATATAGAAGATGTTCTATATTATGAATATCCATATCGTATGCTTACATTCAGTGCTTATAAGGAATCATATGCACATTACTAAAAATAATATGTACGGGTACCTTTTATATAGTGATCCTTTTCCATACACCAAAGATTTGATTTTATACCCTATTTCGATGAAGGACATACTAAGTTTTGGTGTGTTTAAGTCGAGCATTATTGTCCGGAAAAATTCTATTTTCCCAGTAAAAAAGATAATCAAGATGACATATTTGGATTTTCTATTTTACTGCCACAATAATTTTGAATTGGCAAAAGAGTTTAAAATGCCATTGCTCCCTAATTACTACTCTTTTGCATTTGAACTGTTGAAACTTGTATTTAAAGGACAAGAAGTAAAAGTAAATCTTGTTAAGGGAGGATTTTTGATAAATGGTATTGAAATAACGCCGGATCAGTTTGATGACATTCGGCGTATTATTATACTCCAAAATGGAATTGATTTCGATATTGATGAATTTATCAATAGAGATACCGAAGAGGCTTTATTGAAAGCACAGAATGCTACTGTCGGTAAGGATAGCTCTACATTAGAGGATTATATTGATTCTGTATGCTTAGATATGCATATTTCCGAACAGGAATTAAAGCAAATGCCTATTCGAAAATTTTGGAGGCACGTCAAACGTATCAGTAAACGTGACATATTCTTTATTACGAAATCTGCTGAAAGTAGTGGAATGGTCAAATTTAAAGAGTCTGTTGAATATTGGATGTCTGATATTGAGACGAATGACAAATTCAAAGAAGTTAAGACCGATACACAATCACTCAAAAAGATGATTAGTGGATAGGTATTAGCGATTATTCTATACGGAGGGATTCAATTATGAATACAAAAGGAAAAGAATTTGTTGTATCTGTAGCTGATTTTGCTTTTTACATCAACGATGTTCTGGCTTGTACAGGTACTACAAACTTAAGCTCTTCCATTTCTGTATCTATGCAGGAACAGGCTGTGAATGCCGGTAAGGGTAATCAGAAAGTATTCTCTTATAAATATGGACGTGAGCTTACAGCAGAACTTGAAGCTGCTGACTGGAAACTTGAATATCTGGCTCTCCAGAGTGGTTCTCAGATTTTCAAAGGTATTAAAGACTTCTATAGTCTTAACGAGTGCGTAACTCTCGTAGCTGGTATCGGTACTCTTAGCAACACACCTATTGATCGTGCAAAAGTTGGTGTTGAGCTTCCTAACGGTACATTTGTTGAAGTAAAGCCCGATGGAGCTACTATCGACCTCACAAATTACAATCTTACTACAGAAAAAGTAAGAGTTACATATCAGTACAATACAATGTCAAAACGTATCACTATTGATGCGGAATCTACACCTTATGTTGGTAAACTTGTTCTTCAGGCAGATAAACATAACAGCAAGAAAGGTAAAGTAGGTACTGTTGAGATCGTCATCCCGGCATATTCTCTTGACGGTAACTTTGACATTTCCTTCACGCCAGACGGTGTAGTTTCTACAACTCTTTCTGGTACTGCCCTTGCAGTTGAAGGTGACAAATGTTCTGATGGTGGTGCTGTTTACGCATACATTACAGAAAAAGATAATGACGATACTGAAATCGCCGTATCTGATATTGTAATTGTTGCTCCTGCCACATCAATGAAAACAAGTGGAACTATGACTCTTTCTGTTGAGGGTATTATTAGTTCTCTTTATGCTCCAATTCAGCTTGATAACGCCGATGTAACATTTAGTGTAACACCAGGCGAAGCTACTGGAACAACTGTTGAGGCAAAAACAGGTAAAGTAACAGCCGGGTCTGTTGCTGGAACTGCAACTGTAAAAGCCGCATACGGTAAGTATGAAGATACAATCGAGATCACTGTAACAAAATAATTTGTCATAATACGGGTGGGTTTTATACCCACCTGTTTTTATAACGAATGAATTGAGGTAGATTGTATGGCTGAAAAAAATATTTTAAATGAAACTGTTCAAGAAAAAGTCAAAGAAAAAGTTGAATCAAAATCTGTAAATAAACCAAAACAGCCACAATATAAAGAATGTGAAGTTTTGGCATACAATGCAAAAAAGAAAACTATCATAGTTTCCTTTAATGGTTTTGGATATGAATTTGAAAATATTGAGAAAAATCCTGGAAAAACTGTTCGTGTAAAACCAACTGGCAAAATTGGAAGTCCAAGTTTCAAACTGGCACTGGTGTAAAACATGTGTAAATATGCATACAGTCAATTTAATGAACGAACACAGAAGGAAATGATCTCGTGTATGTGCGAAAAGAATCATAGCAGTAAGCAACATCTTTGTTTATGTCAACGCTACTGCACCGATAAGGATCGCTATATTCCGCACAACCAAGACAAAATGCATTGTAAATTCTATGAAGATTAGCAAGTGTAGTATCTTTAATTGGTGCTACACTTGCGTATGATACTCATTGAAAAGATTGAAACCAACTTATGTTTTGACTTTTTCAATGGGTATCATTTTTTATCGCAAATTTTGATACACAAAAAATCAATAAATAAGAAAGTAATAATGTGCCACGCACATAGAAAAAGGAGAAAATTGATATGAATATGAAAGAAATCGCTACACTGTTTGGTGTAAAAGAAAAAGATAAATCTATGAAAAACAAGAAAAAAGCCGTAGAAATTATGGGAAAGATTCTTACTTGCCCGAAATGTAAAAAAACAATGAAGTGGATTGAGGGAACAAATGTATGTGTATGCCCTTCTTGCACTTTCACTGTCGGAAAGGAAAAGAACAAGAAAACTTGTAGTGTATCAAAAACACTTCAGGATCGTAGTCGTAAATTCCTGGAAAACAATTACCAGTACATGACTGAAACAGAAAGCAAAGAGGTGTAAATATGAAATATACGTATGAAGCTACATATAAATATAAAGGTGAAAATATGTCATTCAATTTTGTAATGACTCCTTCTTTGACACAGCAAATGGCTGTTGTTGAAAATGTCGTTGATGGAGTTATTAATGATGTAAATGGATATCACCCTATTTTATTTGATTATTTCCTGGCTGTTTCACTTATTGACGGACTGACTGATATAAAACTGCCGCAATCATTTGCTGAAAGTTCTGAGTTTATAACTGAATCAAATATTTTAAAAATTCTGAAGTCAAATATTCAGTATACAGATGTCATTATAAGATCAGCACAAGAAGAAATTGATTTTATTAAGCAGCGTGTAGCGAATAAGTCATCTATTGATGGTCTTGTAGAGTCTCTTACTGTTTTAGTTGATAAATATGGTGGTATGTTTGACGGAATGGATGTAAATGCTGTTACAGACAATATCGCTAAGATCGCCACAATGTCAAACATGTCAAAACCAGAGATTATCGAAAATATTCTGAAATTTGAAAAAAAAGATAAAACTGATACTGAATCTAACTAGGAGAAGAGGGTAATTTTACTACCCTCTTCTATTTTTTAGGCGAAAGGGGTTAGTTAATTATGCCGAGAAAAACTGTTTATAACCAAATCACATCAGATGAATCAATTAAGAGAATAAATCCAAAGAACAAAGAACTGTGTTCTGACTTTTTGGATTATCTTGCTTCTGTTGGACGTGCGCCATCCACTATCAATGGTTATCGCAACGATTTGGAAATTTTCTTCTGTTGGAATCTTGAATTTAACAACAATAAATTCTTTATAGACATTAAGAAAAGAGAACTCACAAAATTTCAAGGATATGCGCTTAATGAGTGGGGTTGGAGTCCAAAGAGAATCCGCCGTGTAAAATCAACCATCAGTAGCATGTCAAATTATATAGAAGATATTCTTCAAGACGAGGATGATGAATTTGAAAACTTCCGTTCAATTATAGGTAAAATTGAATCCCCATCTAATGAGGCGGTCAGAGACAAAACTATTTTGCCAGATGAAGAAGTTGATAAATTCCTGGATAAATTGGTATCTGAGGGTAGATATCAACAGGCTTGTGCTTTTGCGTTGGCTGCAATGAGTGGTGCAAGAAAATCTGAGCTTCTTCGTTTTAAAGTTGAATATTTTAGCCCTGAGAACGTGCAAATTGAAGGGGCTTTATATAAAACTCCGAAAATCAAAACAAAGGGACATGGTAAGAACGGAAAACAGATCAATAAATATGTCCTGTATGATTTCAAAAAATATTTGGATCTCTGGATGGAAGAACGTGAAAGACTTGGTATTGAGAGTGAGTGGATTTTTGTACATAAATGTTCTGACGGTTCTTATGAACAAATGAAAGTAAGTACCCTCGATAGTTGGGCTAACATATTTTCAAAAGAACTTGGTGTCGATTTTTACTGGCACTGTATGAGACATTATCTTACTACCAAGATGAAAAAATATAATATTCCAGATCATGTAATTAAAGAGTATTTCCAATGGAACTCTGTAGAAATGATTGGAATATATTCAGATCTTGATGCTTCTGATGACTTCGCAAAATACTTTAATAAAGATGGCATGGTTGAAGGAAAGTCAGGATCAATTTCTGATATTTAATTTTTGCTATAAGATAAATCAAATAAAGGAGAACACAATGATAGTTGCGAGTAGTATGGCGGAACTTGAGAAGTTGATAATGGATGAAATATATGCTGCTATGAGTGTTGCTAGAAGTAAATCGGAACAAGACACGAAAATTGAGGTTCAATCATTCTACTCTCAAGGCTCTCCTACAATATATAAACGAACTGGAAATCTTGGAAACAGTGTACGGGCAAATGGAGCAAGTCGTGGTGGGCGGTCAGTTGAGTTCACTGTATGGTTAGATCAAGGAATGTCATATAACGTCCCAAACCCAGACTTTACTTCAAGAGGATTTCCAAGTTATTTTACAACGCCTGAAATATTCCAAGCCGCAGAAAGTGGATCTGCTGGTGTAAAAGGTAAGCCAGGATTTTGGGCGAGATCATTCGAAAAAATAAAATCTGATACCGATGATGCATTAAGCATGTACTTTGCGAGAACTTAGGAGGTGGTATTGTGTCAGATTTTTTAGCTAAAATTACAGCGCAGCTTGATATGGCTCAAGCTGAAGGAAAAATGAACGCTTTCCTAAAGGATCGCAAGGTAAAAGTAGATGTTGACTTAAATACCGGAAACGTAAATATAAATAATTTAATCAGCCAGATAAAATCACAATTTCAAAGTGTCGGACAGACTGCCGGTACTAATCTTGCAAACTCAATCAATAGTGGTTTAGGAAAAATTAATGTACAAAATGCTGCTTCACAGATAGCAAATTTACAACGTACATTGAAATCAATGAATTTCAATACTACTTCTATTGATGCTGTTACTAAAAATTTACAACAGATGGAACTTGAAGTAACAAAAGTTACTACAAGAATGAACGGTCAAAATCTTAATGTGCGTGTTGATGGTATTGACCAAATGGGACGTGCCGTAAGTGTAATAAAAGAATTTGATGCTGAGTCTGGCAGAATGCAACGAACTAGCGAGACAGTTTCTCAGTCAATAAAGAAAATGTTTACAGATGCAGACGCTTCTAAATTATCTGCTAGTATTTCTACCCTTGATGCAAACTTTGTAAAACTAAAAGGTTCTGTGAATCAAGAATCTACTGCTCTCTCAAAACTGAAGCAGGATTTAGCCGGGATAAGCAATATCAAAGGACTTGATAATCAGCAAAGAGAATTTGAAAGAATTACGCAAGAAGTAAATAGATTAAGTGTTGCTTATAAGGAGGCAAAATCAGAAGCCGCTTCTGTTGCCGCCACCCAACAACTTTTAACCGGGAAAAATGTTTTAGGCAATCAGATTGAGACTTGGATGAACCGTAATACCAAAGCAGCAAAAATTTACGGTGCACAACTTGAAGCACTTAAAACCCAATTACAGTCTGTACAGAATGGAAATCAATTAAATGCTGTTTCGAATCAGTTCAAAGAAATTCAGTCTGCTGCTGCAGCTTCTGGAAGTTTAGGAAATTCTGTAATTGGTCAGCTTATTGGGAATATAACTAAATTAAGCCCACTTTTCGGTATGGGCTATATGATGAATACTGGTATTAGAAGCGTAAAAAGTGCCATTAATTCAGTTTATAATCTTGATACTGCGCTCGTTGATTTGCAAAAAACCACCACAATGAATAATACGGATTTGGAATCATTCTATTCTAATGCAAATGGAATTGCAAAAGAAATGGGTGTTTCTACTGAAGAAATTATTAATCAGGCTTCCGCCTGGTCGAGACTAGGATATAGCTCTAAAGATGCCGCTGAGTCAATGGCGAAACTTTCATCACAGTTCGCTGCTATTTCTCCAGGAATGGATGTAGATACCGCAACCGATGGTTTAGTATCTATTATGAAAGCATATGACGTAGATGTTGATGATGTACTTGATGGCGTAATGTCAAAAATCAATATTATTGGTAATACTGCTGCTACATCTAATGCCGATATTGTAAATATGCTTACAAGATCATCTTCTGCTATGGCAGAGGCTAACAACTCTCTGGAAGAAACAATTGCGCTGGAAACTGCCGCTGTCGAAATCACTCAAGATGCTGATTCTGTAGGAACGGCGTTTAAGACAATTTCCATGAGGATACGTGGATATGATGAAGAGACAGAATCCTATACAAATGATGTAGAAGTTTTAAACGGTAAAATCGCTGATCTTACAAAGACTGCTTCTACTCCAGGCGGTATCAGCTTATTTACGGATGAAACAAAAACCGAATATAAATCAACATATCAATTGTTGGAAGAAATCAGCGAAATTTATGATGAATTAACTGATAAACAACAGGCACAATTGCTTGAGGCGTTAGCCGGAAAAAGACAGGGACAGAGAATTTGTCCATATGTACAGAAATGTGCATAAGAGTATTTATTTAATTGCAGGTAATGTGTAAAGCCTTACACCACAATAGCGGAGATAATCACACTATGACGGGGCGAAAGCAGAAACAACGTAAGGATGATACATGGTCAAAAGCCTAAATATCGTGTTTACTAATTTTGTATAAATTAGGAATCACTGCTCATGCATCCAAGTACCCTAACGTATTCCGTAGATCATACGGTACTTGAGTCGAGGGTAAAGGTTCATCGACTATTCCCAGTAATGGGGCTTTAGAATACCAATTGGTTATAAAATAAAAGTGGAAATCTTGAATACTAAAGCCATAAGAAGTACGGCACAAACAAAGGTGTGGGAGAAATTCCCTTAAATGGAAAAGGTAAACCCCTCTTCTATTTCATTAGAAAGGGTGGAGAAATAGTCATAACATCGTGAGAGATACACGAGGATTTATTGGTTGTTTAAAAAGGAAAAAGTAAATGAAAAAGTTTGACAAAGAATACAGGACACAATACACAAAGGAAGTCCAATATTTAAAATCTGTTGGAATAAATTATGTGTTTGTAAAAAAAGAAAATGGAATAGATACATATAAATTTGAGAAAACGTCAGAGCTTTTTAAAGCACTGGCATTTTTTTATACTTAATTTTTAATATGATTGACGATAGGTGATTGAAATGAAAAGGAAATTTACTGATGAAGAGTTGGAATCCATTATAACAGATTATAATAATGGAATGATTCCAAGAGATCTCGCAATTAAATATAATCGTAGTTCTGGATGCATTATAAACAAACTAAAGGATAAGGGCATTTACAAATGTAAAAATGTTAGATTCAATAGTATGGATTTACCGTTTATTATCGAAATGTATAGCACTGGAAACTTCGAAGAGATTTTTAAAAAATATCCAAAACTTAGCAAACGTTCACTATATGTAAAAATGAGTGAACTTGGCATTATTTCTGGCTATAAAACATTATGGAACGAAGAAGAAACTGAATTTTTAAAAGAAAATTATTTTGATTTGTCGATTGATGAACTCGAAAAGATTTTCAATTATAGACATTCGAAAAGTTCTATCCGTTCAAAAGCATTTAAAGAATTTGGATATTCAACAAGTAAGAAATGGACAGATAAGGAAAATAAATTATTAAGTGAATTATATCCTAAAATTCCACTTAATGATATTTGTAATTATTTTCCTGGAAGAAGCAAAGATGCTATTGCAATTCATGCACGTAGCTTGGGATTGGTTGCTTTTTATGTATTGGATACATATTGGACTGATTCCGAAACTGAATTTTTGAAAGAAAACTGGGAAATGTTATCTGATTATGATTTAAGTATTGTATTAAACAGAAATCAACGTTCTGTTAAAACTAAGCGCAATTTGTTGGGGCTATTTAGAATTTCAACTGATACAAATAATTACGAGACATTAAATAAATTAGTTCGCGGAAGAATAGCCGAATGGAAAAAGTATTCTATGAAACAATGCAATTATCAGTGTGTAATTACTGGAAGCAAAATATTCGAAATACATCATTTATATCCAGTCAATAGAATATTATCTGATGTTTTTACCCAACATAAAGATTTAGAATACAAAGACATTTCTAAATATACAACTAACGAATTAGATAGCATTATCTCATTATTTATAGATGAACAAAATAAACATCCTCTTGGAGTATGTGTTAGAAAAGACATACACGATTTATACCATTCATTATATGGAAAGTACGATAATACTCCGGAGCAATGGGATGTGTTTATAAGAAATTTAAAAAATGAAAAATATAAAGATAAAATAACCTTATAAAAAATAAAACAACCAATAAACGGTGAGCGTTGTGAACTCACTTAAAATATTGAAATAGTAGCTGCAACTATCAAAAACTTCGACGCTGCTCGTGAAGCAATGGATAACATGTCTCACTCTGCTGGAGATGCGGACAAAGAAATGGCAACAATTCAACAGTCACTTGAATACAAAGTCAACGCTTTAAAAGAGACAGGTGTCGGAATCGCACAAAATCTCTTCCAAAGAGATGATATGAAATCTGTTGTTGATGGGCTTACAAGTGTACTTGAAGTCATCGACAAATTTACTGAAAAACTTGGTTTATTTAAGTCCGTTGCTATTGGTGGCGGATTAACTGTTGGAATAAAGAGCATCGTTTCCGCATTTAAAACACTTGGAGGAATGGGAACTGTTTTAGGTGCAACCTTCGGAACAACTGATGCTATGTTGCAGGTTTTAACGACAGCATTTCCAAGACTTGCTTCTGTCGTTACTGCCACTTCTGCCGCTTTTGTTGCTGCTGGTGGTGGAATTAAAGGTGCAATTTATGGTATAGGTGCAGCAATATCAGCTCAACCATTTATACTTATAGCAACAGCATTGCTTGGAGTAGTTACTGCAGTTGGCGCATATAGAAGATCCATAGAGCAAGCAGTAACGTCTGCTAAACAAGCTGGAAGTGAATGGGAAGAAAACAACTCATCTATTCAATCTCAAATTGATCGGATTACGGAGCTTAGAACCGCTTTAGATTCTGGCACTCTGACAGAACAAGAAGCTGCGAATGCAAAAAGTGAATTGCTTTCAATCCAAAAATCATTAACAGAATCATATGGTAATCAAGTAGCTGGAATTGATCTTGTAAATGGTTCTTTGACAGAACAGATTGCATTACTGGATCAGGTGAACGAAAAACAGTCCCAAAGCTTCCTGAATGAAAACAAAAAAGGCATTGACAAAGCCCAGAAAGAGATGGAGAAAAACCGTCATACATACTTGGGTCGGTTCTATGATAACGGATCAGAGGAATCCGAGGCAATCAAGAAATCCATTAAGAAGCTTCAGGAAACTTATGGGGAAGATGTATTTAAGCTGGACAGTGCAGACGGAATCACGATGGATATTCAGTTTAATGCGGATGCTTCTACGGCAAAAGACGCTTTGAATGATTTCATGACTGAGGTTTCCGGTATTGAGGATCAGTTTGGTGAAACGGATGTAACCGATCAGCTTGCTAACAATGCAGCATCCGGTCTGACAAAAGCAAAGGATGTTCTCAGTGAATATCAGGATATTTATAAACAGGCACAGGAAGCAGAGATGATATCCGATGATAAGCTGTATAAATCCGGTGATACGGAACAGAAAGCTTCCAAGTGGATTTCAGACTATGCAAAAGCGGTTGAGAACTATAACAATGCGATTTCTGATGGAGATAACAGTAAGATTACAGAAGCATCCCAGAAATTCTCAGAACTGGATAGCACAGTAAACGATCTGGTGAAGAATACAGGCATGTCCGCTTATGCAGATCAGGTAAAAGAAATCCGGGACGAGCTGAATGAGACAGCCATTGCCAATGATAAGTTCACGAAAGCTGTGAATGGCAGTGATACCAGCAAGTTTGGAAAATCCATCTCCGAGAATGCGAAAGCACTGAAGGATATGAACCTTTCAGATACAGATTTCCGGTATGCTTTTGAAACCGATGGCGTACAGGAGGGTGAGGATCAGATCAATGCTCTGGTACAGGCTGCCTTAGATGCAGGTGTTATCAGTGATACTTCCGCATCCAGTGTGGCGAATCTTGCCAGTATGCTTGCAGAGCTGGGCGTAATCTCTTCCAGTACCGGATCTTCTCTGGATGAAGCAGCAGATTCCATCGGGGATATCAGTGAAAGGATTGATAAAGCCAGTGCAGCATTAACCGGAATCCAGAAAGCGGAATCTGTTCTGGATGCACAGAGTACCGGAAAATCTATCTCTCTGGATGATTTTAACTCAGACGAGCTTGCAGATTATACTTCCGCTCTGGAATATAATAATGGAGCCTTGCAGTTGAATGCAGAAAAAGTACGTGAGTTACAGAAAGCCAAGGCAGAGGAACAGATACAGACCAACAACAGCCAGAAAGCAGAAAAACAGAATCAGTACATGCAGAACATTGCACAGATCGAACAGCTTCAGGATCAGTTAAGAGGATTAACCGATGCAAAAGGTGAGGAAGCACAGGCAATCCAGTCCAGTATTGATGCTCTTTTATCAGATAATGACGCAATCGTAAACCAATGCAATCAGTTGGATCTGCTCTCTTCATCTCTCAGGGAAGCAACCGGGGCTTACCAGAACTGGCTTGACAAACAGAACGCTTCGGAATCTGGTGATATGTTCGATGATGCTATGGGAGCTATGGAAAAGATCGACAACGTAACCAAGAACAGTGATTCTGATGATTACGGAAGGATCGGGACAAACTCCTATAAGGCAGCAGTGGACTTTATTGTTCCTGATACCGTGGACAGTCAGGACGCAGAAGCCGTTTCTTCTTATATGAGTTCCATTGAACATTACTTTAATCATGACGAGGACGGCAGCCGGATCGGTCTTGATGTACAGGAGTTCTGTGCAAAAGCTACCGAGGCTGGACTGATGGAACTGGATGAAGCCAGTGGCGAATATAAAGTTGCAGGTCAGAAAACTATGGAGGACTTTGCGGAGGGATTAAATCTTTCTATGCCAATGGTTCAATCCATGTTTGGTGAGATGGAAGAGTTCGGCGGAGAGTTTGACTGGGCGGACGAAGCCACAAAAACGTTAGGTGATATGGCAGTTGCAGCCGGGGAAGCCAAGGGGCGGATCGAGGAAATGTCAGGTGATACCGACATGAATATCCAGATTGATGTTTCCGACATTGATAATACCGAGGATAAAGTCAAGACACTGGACAATACCATAGCTCAGATGCAGAATTACAAAACTACTCTGGATGTGGATTCCTCTCAGGTGGATGATGCCAACGCAGTTATCCAGTATTGTGTTACACAGAAACAGATGTTGGAAGCTCCTGCGGTCATGTCTGTAGATACTTCACAGGTAGATGGGGAGCTTGGAAATGCATTATCTTTATTACAGCAGTTTCAGGAAGCCCAGAACAGTGTAGAGTTACAAACTTCAGTTGGTGCAGATACATCCGAAGCGCAAGGCAAAGTGGACAGTCTGGTTGGTGAGATTCAGGGATTAAGCCCGGAAATCAAGGCACAGCTAAATATTGATACTACTTCCGCAGATACGATTACAGCATCTTTACAGGCATTAAGTCCGGAAATCATGGTAAAAGCTGGTGTGGATTCTTCTGCCGTGGATGCTTATGCAGCAGAAGAAAAGCAATCCTCCGGTAAAGTGACATGGGATAATGAAACCGGGGCCGTAGATGCGTTTGCAGCACAGGTACACCGTTCTTCCGGTATTGTCTCATGGGGCAATGAAACTTCCAGAGTAAAGACGCATTTCACAGCAACTGGAACCGTGAACTGGACAAACACAACAGCACCAAAATCAGGAGGTAACAGTGCAAATGGTACCGCTCATGCAAGTGGAACCGCTCATGCAGCAGGATCAGCACAATACAATCATCTCTCAGGCCATGCACAGGCAAGCGGTAACTGGGCTACTAAGACAGGCGGAACTACTCTGGTAGGTGAGTTGGGTCGTGAAATTGTAGTGAATCCTGCAACTGGTACATGGAATACCGTAGGTGATAACGGAGCAGAGTTTGTAAATATCCCGGCAGGAAGTATTGTATTCAATCATCTTCAAACGGAAGCTTTATTGGATCGTGGATTTATAAACAGCAGAGGTCTGGCACAGGCAAGCGGATCGGCTATGGTCAGAGGTGGAATCCCTGTAAAACAGGCCAGTATTGCATCGAAGCATACGACTTACAGTGGTTCAAAATCTTCCAACACCAAAACAAATACCATCCCAACATCTTCTGGCGGTGGTGGAAACTCTGGTGGAGGTAACGGTGGTGGTGGAGGTGGAAATAATTCTTCAACCACTTCCAAACAAAAGCACGCAGAGCAAGTATTTGATTGGGTAGCAAGAACCCTAACAAAATTCAAAGATACTGTAGAAAACATATCTAATCGTATCAATGATTATGTATCTTCTGCATTTAAGAAAACAATGCTTAATCGTCAAGAGAAAGCTATTGTAGAAGAAATTAATGCAAATAAACATGGTGCACAGTCTTATATCAATAAAGCTAATTCTATTGCATCTGGATATACATATTATTACACGCCAGAAGGTTCTGACACTGAACAAAAAATGAATATCGTTATTCCAGATTCTTACAAGAAAGCGGTTCAAGGTGGATACTGGAATATTGAAGATATGGATACTACTACGGACTTCGGAAAAGGTCTTGCAGAAGCAATTCAGAAATATCAGGATTATTACGACAAAGCAAAAGATTGTACGCAAGAAGTTCAGAATTTGTATAATGAGCAATTAAAAGTGTATGAACAATGGGCGAATATGCCAACTGAGGATGCAGGTAAAAAGATTGATACATTAACAAATAAAGTCAATGGGCTTAAAAGTGTGATCTCTTCTTTATCTACAGGTAAATCTGGACTTGCTTCTATTGCTAGACAAATCAAAGTAGATAATCCTAATTTAACAAAAGCAGAACAAAAATTAAACAGTGCAAAGAAAACACAAACATCTGCTAAAAAATCATATAATAACAGTGTTAAAGCTAAAAAACAATCTGCAAAAAAAGTTACATCTGCAAGATCTAATTTGCAATCTGTATTAAAGAAATCAAAAGTTTCTTCTACTAGGAAATCACAAATCCAAAAAGATTTAAAATCAGGACGAGTTATCAGTACGAATGGGCTAAAAGGATCAACTCTTAAAGCGGCACAACAGTATAATTCTGCTGTAAAGTCCAATAATCAAAATGCTAATAAAGTTAAACAGACACGGAAAAATCTCACAACTGCAAATAAAAATGTAAAAACTCAGCAGACAAATCTTACTAACGCTAAGAAAAATCTCACTGCAACACAAAGAGCGATTCTCAGTAAACAGAAATCAAAGAAAACTTTTGTTGCACAAAACGCATTATTGGATTATCAGACATCAGCATCAAAACAAGAGAATGCATATCGTCAATCTGCTTTGAAAGCAGCCAAAAAGAATATGCAAACTTATAAGAATAATGTTGCTAATCGTAATAAATCTAAAAAAGCATTATTGGCTACAAAAGGGAAAATCACGACCGCACAGAGAAACGCTATAAAGAAGAATCAAAAGGTTGATACTTCTAATATAAAAAATCCTAAGTTAAAGAAACAACTGGAAGCATATAACAAATATGTAACTGGTTCAAATCCAGATAAAGGACGTATTCTCTCAAATGCTTTAAGTACGGCTCAGAGTAATGCTGACCAGGCTCAAGCTGAATACGCTGCTATGCGTGTTACAAATGAGCAAGAGAAATTCAAGAATGTCCAGAACTATTATAGCGGATGGAATGACAGATATTCCAATTATACAGAACAACATCAGAAGAAATATGAAAAATCAGAAGCACATGGAAATTATACAAATAGTAAGAAATATGATACACAAATCAATGACTTACAAAAACAAAGGAAGTATAAACAAAATGAAGTAACTGATTTACAGAAACAGTTGAATGCATCTGTAAAAAGTGGAATTATTAAAAAGGGTTCAGAAGAATGGTTGGAAATGACCAATCAAATTCTTGAAGCCCAAAATGCGGTAAGTGATTTTGATACACAGATTGAGCAAGCAAAACAGGATAAAATTACAACTGTTTATGAAGAAATGTTTGATCGTGCAATCGAAAAAGCAAATCGGCTAAAAGATAAGATTGGTTCTATTAATGATCTTATCACAGAAGATATGATGATTGATAAGGATTCTGGAAATCTCACTGAAATGGGCGCATTGTCTATTACGATGAACTCTCAACAGTTAGATACAGAACTGAATAATCTTCAAACATATGTGAAGAAGCGTCAGCAAATCATGGATGATTTTGCAAACGGTTCTAGCAAATCAAAATATGGTGAAAAGACATATGATGAATTAATGTCTGAGAATGATTCAGCTATGCAGGAATCTTTGAAGAATGCAAATAATTATAGGCAGTCTATTATCAGTATTGTTACCAATCAGGCTAAAGCTGTACAGGATGCAATGTTTAAAGAACTTGATGCTCGTAAAAAGGCACTCAAGAAAAAGAAAGAGTATTACGATTATGATAAGACTATTAAGAAGAAAACAGATGAGATTGAGCTTATCAAGCAACAGATTCGTGGACTTGAAGGACTGACAGATGCAGAATCTAAGGCGCAGAAAGCACGACTTGAAGCATCACTCAAGGATAAACAGGATGATTTAGATGATACTGTACGTGACCATGTATATGACATTACAGTGAATGGTCTGGATGATCTTGAAACTCAGTTGAGTGAAGATTTTGAGAAGTGGTCTAATCAGTTAAGTTCAGACCTTGCAAAAATGTCAGATGCTATCAGTAATGCTATTAGTGGTGCTGGTGAAAACTACAGTGATATGATGGCAGGTATTGATTATATCTTGAATAATATTGGCGGTATAACTTCTGGTCAATATTTTACTAGCCAGGATAAATCCAATATGAAAAACTCTAATTCCCTTGATACTGGATATAATTCTGGACATTTAAAGGGATATGCAAATGGAACAAAGCGTGTAGGTTCAAATCGTATTGCTATGACAAATGAAAATGGTCGTGAAATCATCGTCACAAAAGATGGTTGGATTACCCCATTAGAAGCTTCTGATATGGTAATTCCTCACGATATTACAGAAACACTCATTGATATGGCTACCAAACAACAAAACTACTCTATGACTGGTGTGAAAATTCCAGAGTTTAAAGTAATTGATGCTCAAGGTGGCGGAAATGTAACTCTAACCTATGGATCACTTATAACTGTACAAGGAGATGTAACAAGGGATGCACTTCCTGATTTGCAAACTATCGTACAAAAAGCTAGTGATTATACTCAAAATGAGATAAGAAAAAATAAAAGAAGATTTGGATAATTGATATTGGTGGACTGCTCTCTCATTGGTAGTCCACCTTTTTAAATTGGAAAGGAGGGACAAATAAAATGGCAGGATTTATTTATAATGGAAAGTCTACCAAAGATATCATTTTAAGTACAGAATTAATTTTAGCAACATTTCAATCTGTAGATTCTGTTGATGGAATGACTCGTGATGATGTGGCTGGAAATTCTACTATCGCCCATTCAATTGTAAATGAATATGGAACAATTTATGATAATTTAAAGATTGAATATGGTTTAATCAAGAAAGATAAAACGCCATTTACAGAAGCAGAACAACAAATTGTTGAGGCATGGCTCACATCTCCAAAATTATCACAAGACATCCAAATTTATGATTGTGAAGGAAATATAACAGATATTTATTGCGGAAAATTTACAGAGACAGAATGGAAACCGATGAGTGGAGGATTTGCTGGTCTTAGCTTTACATTTTCATGTAATTCAGCATATGGGAAAAAGAAATTTAGTCAAACCTATTCTATTAATGGTAGTAAAATAAATGTTACAATAAACAATCTTACAGATGAATTAGAAGAATACGTTTACCCTGTTTTGAATATTTACCAAACTTCAAATACCAATGCTACTATTACTATAAAAAATAAAACTGATAATAACAATTCTATGAGTTTTTTAACACGTAGAAATAATCATATGGTTATAGATTGTAAAAATTGTATTCCATACGATCAAACCACATCTGGAATAATTGCATATAAAGATTTAGGATGGCAAGATGTAGGAAATATTTATTGGCTCAGACTTCTTCCAGGAGAAAATCAAATTGAAATTGATTGTTCTGCGACTGTCAGTGTAAAGGTAGAATTTGACTACACATGTAAAAGGGTAGGTGGATGGATATGATACCTACTTGTAAGAAAATATATTTGTGCGATTTTAATTTACATCCGTTAACGGTACTTAATGGCGTAGATACTAATTCTGTAAAATATAGTTGTCATGTAAAAGACTACGATGAACTTACATTTGATGTTGATGAATACATTATCATTAATGGTAAAAAAGTAAAATCTCTAGGTTACGATATGCTACTTCCTTACATGACTGTGTATTTGGAAGATTTAGGTATGTTCCAAATGCAGAATCCTAAAACAAGCAATGATGGAAATAGTGAAAAGAAATCAATTACTGCATACTCTCTTGAAAAAGAATTTGAAGATAAAAACTGGTTAAATTTTAAATGCAATACAGGTGATAAAGATTCACTTGAACAAGTTGCGGAAAACAATTTAAATGAACTCGGATATGCTAAAGAGTTTGTTACTTTTTATAATAAAAATAAACATGATTTATCATTTATTCATCTTCTATTAGAAAAACTTCCTGGGTGGTCAGTAGATGATGATGATATTGATCCCGTGTTATGGACACGAAAGCTTCCTGCTATTACACAAGATAATACAAATCTATATGCTCTTTGTTGTTCTTATATTGCTCCACGCATGGAAATTCTATTTTTATTCGATACAATTCATCGGAAAATCAAAGCCATTGCAAAAGAAAATCTGAATGATAAAAAATATGAATCAACTGTTTTTATCAGTTATAGAAATCTTGCACAATCTATTGATATTGATGTAGATGAAGATTCTATCTTTACAAGATTCAATGTACGTGGAGATGATGATTTAAATGTAATTAATTGTAATTATGGCGATTATTATGTTATGAATCTGGACTATTTTTTATGCTCTCCATATATATCCGATGAATTACTTATAAAAGTAAAGAAATGGATTAAATATAGAGATGATAACCGTGATAAGTATATTGAAGTTGCTAAGAATGTAGCGGACGCAAGCCAAAAAGTAAATGATATTATTTATAGAAATCCCGCAGATGATTTAGATATCAAACAATGGGATGATATGAATGAAGATGGTTTAAATGAAAGTCTTAAATATTATAATTCTCTACTAACAAGTCTGCAAGTTTCTGTAGACCCAAACTGGGATGCATCGAATAATGATTTTTCAACTTATAAACCGTGGACTAAAGCAGATGGCAGTGTTGACCATGACAAGTATCTTGAGAAATTAAAAGCTCAAGAAAATGGATATGGTGGATATTATACCTATTATGATATTCTTCATTATATTATTCCAAATATTGAAATTGCTATCCGAAATCTCAAAAAAGTAGATGAGAAAAAAGAAGATTATGTCAAAGACTGGGAAACCAATTGGGATTTATATGGAACATCTGAATTAGATGCTTTAAATAAAAAATACACAGAAGAACTTGAAAAAGTTCAAGATTATGCAAAGCCTTGGAGTGAATTAACAGACGAAGAAAAACGAGCTAATAGTGGTAATAAAGATAGTTATAATATTTATCATAATAAATATGTAGAAATTTATGGATATATAAGTGCAAATGGTACTCTTACCGCTGCTATTGCAAAAAGAAATCAAGAAAAAAAAGAAGCACAGAAAATTCTTGATGGATATAATTCTCAAATGTCGAGCATGAAAATATCTGCAAGTATTAACAATGCAGATTATGGATTTACTGATGAAGATAAAACTGTTATATATTCACTCTTTCATGATCAAGATTATCAAAATAATAATATCGTTTCTACTTCTGTTGATACATCTGTTACAGAAATTGATAGAGAAAAAGAATTATATGATGATGCGGTTGAGAAACTTTCAGAGGTAGCACAACCTCAATTCAAGTTTACTGTATCTTTAGATAATCTTTATAGAATCGAAGCTTTCAAGCATTGGCAAGGAGAACTTGAATTACTTAAATTTATTCGTCTAGGTATTCGTGATGATTATAGTGTAAAACTTCGTGTTACTGGAATCACATGGAATCCTTGTGATATTACAGAAGATCTTACACTTGAATTTTCAAATATGATCACATCTCGCTCTGGGAGAACTGATCTTACAGAATTACTCGATACTGAAAATAATCGTGGTTCAAAAAATAGTATATCTTTTGGTACTGGTGATTCAGACAGTGAAAAAGAATATCTATCTTCTATGCTTCAACAATTAGTTAAAATGGGAGCATTTAAAACGGCTGTTGGAAATATTGCTGGAAGTACCACAGCTAATCTCGATGAAGCTAGAATCAACACTTTAGTTTCTAACTTTATTAATGCTTCAAAAATTAAAGTTGATAACATTGAAGGTGATAAAGGTAGTTTTAATGAGTTCTTTACAAAATATCTTGATTCAGAAGTAATCTCTACTAATCTTATCAATGGATCAAATGGGGATTTCATTGACTTTGTAAACTCTCATTTGAACATGAAACACATTACCACAGAACTTTTACAGGGCGAAACTGGTAATACATTTATTGATTTTGTCCATAATGAAATGAAAACTGGTACGATTACGGCAGACCAAATCCGTAGCGAAGATGGAAAAACATTTGTCGATTTAGTAAATGGACAGATTCAAGCGGCGAAAATTACAACGGATCAAATCTCTGGTGGAGATGGAACTACATTTATTGATTTCTTAAAAAATCAGATTTCTACTTCTGATATCACAGCAAATCAGATTAAAGGATGGGGTGATTCCCAAACTTTGATTGACTTTGTAAATAACAAAATCACTACTTCTGACATTTCAGCAAATAAAATCACAGGTCTAAATGATTCCAAAACTTTTATCGATTTTGTAAACAATCAGATTAATACAAGTGTTGTTAATTCAGACTTGGAGAATGTTAAGAACCTCCTTGCAGGAAATGCAGGAGTTGGTAGCTTACAATCCATTCATTTTACATCTGCAAATGCTGTTATTGATGAAGCCGTTATCAAACAACTGATTGCTGCAAAAATGTCTGTAGCAGATCTTATGACTCATGAAGCTACGGCAGAGATAATTACTCTCATATCTCAAGATGGAAAACCTTCGATTGCTTTTAAAAATAGCACACAACAGTTTTATGATAATAATGGAAATGTCAGAGTTCAAATTGGACAAGATGCTACAGGAGCATTTACTTTTTCTTTATTTGATGAAACTGGAAAAGGTGTTTTGATTGATAGTAAGGATGGTGTCCATGCTGGCGCAATCGCTGACGGATTAATCGTAAATGATATGATTCAAAGCGGAACTGTGTCAAAAGATAAGCTCAGTTTTCCTATTGTTGAAACAGATGAGAATGGCAAGATTTCTATTACGAATATTCTTGACGGAAAAGGAAATGAATTTGGCGTATCCTATACAGAATATCAAGAAAGCGTTGCAACTGAATTATCAAGTATAAATAGTAATTTAAGCGGAGTATCTTCTACTGTAAGCAAAATAGATAAATCTATTACAGACAAAATCTGGGAATCGGATATTACGACAAAGATAAATGACTATGATCAAACAACCGTTAAAGATATTAGAGATAGAACTACTTCTGTTGAAAAGAATATTACGGGTATAAATTCTACCGTTAAAGATATGCAGACGACACTTGAAAGTAAAGCTGACGGAACTACTGTCCAATCACTTACAATTCGTGTATCAAAGGCAGAACAAGATATGAGTGGATTCAAACAAACCGTTGAATCAACTTATTCTACAAAATCGGAAACAGAATCGGTAAACAATTACGCTAAAACATCTTTTGAACAGCTATCGGATAAATTCTCATGGTTAGTGGATGGAACATCATCTTCTACTTCTCTCACACTTACGGATAGTTTGGTATCTGCAATCACGAATCAGTTTGTTATTAAATCACCAGATGGCACTTCTACCATTATTGAAGGTGGAAAAATCAAAACAGGTGCAATTACAACCGATATGCTCTCTTCTTCTGTAATCAAATCAAAGAATTACAAAGAAGGTACATATGTTGACGGTGCAGGTTATTCCATTTTAGGAACATTCCTTGATTTAGACAACGGTATGATTCATACACCTGGATTCTATACAGATACAATCGGAAATGCGTATTTCAATGGTACAATCAACGCATTAGATGGATGGTTTGGAACAGAGCAACATAATTGGTATATTGGAACAACTATCATTACAGACATAATGAACAATGATGGTGCGCTGACTGGCGATGAATATTCTTATTTGAAAGCTACTGAAAATGCTGCGATTGTAGTGAATGAATGGCATTTACAAAGTCAGAACGATAATATGAGCCTTCAATCTGGATTGACTACTCTTAACAATGGTAAGTTTGTACTCAATCCACAAGATAATAAATATTATGATTTTGGTATTGTAAAACCAGATATGAGTAAAGATGCAAAATCGTATAATAAAAAATTTTTATATATCAGACGAGCAGATACACCTACTACTCACCCTCAAGATTGGGAATATTTATTTCACGTGGATTATGATGGTTCTATTTGGTATAAAAATCAAAATGTTGCTGGCGGAAATGTTTTTCTATCTACTACAGGTGGAACTATTAAAGGTGATTTGACAGTCACAGGAACATTAAATGCAACGGCAAATCAAGCAAAAAAAGTAGTAAATGCTTTAAGTATCAACGGAAAAGCTTATGATGGTTCAGCGGCAATTAATGTTGGTTCTATATCTATTGCATATGGCGGTACAGGTGGAACCACTGTCAGTGAAGCAAGAGCAAATTTAGGAGTGCTAGGAGCAAATAATAAAAATGGCTATTATGGATTGGCTTGTCCAGATGGAAATGATACAGACTGGATAAGATCAACTGTAAATGGTTTGATTCCTTATCAGTCTGGAAACGCTGGCGATGGTCATAGTTCTCTTGGTACTAGCACATGGTATTTTTCAGAGGCTTATATTGATTTTATTCATGGTTCTTTAAAAGGAACTGCTGACAGAGCTATTTGTGATGATGAAGGAAATAAGATTTCTTCAACATATTTAAAAGCAACATCTACAGAATTTGATTCGATTACTGTTGGTAATATGATTGTAAATGGTACAGCAAGATTCGTAAATGGTTTAATGGGAACATTAACAGGTAATGTTATTGGTAATGTTTCAGGTAGCGCAAGTTATGCGACATCTTCTGATACTGCAAACTATATTAATCTTGTTGCAACTAATGAGATTCGTTTTTATAAAAACCAATTCAAAGGAGGTACTGTACATTTTGGTTATAGATGGTCAGATGGTTCTACTTCTCCTTTGATTACAGAATATAGATTCAACAATGGTAATGGATCTCCAACTCAAGTTACGGCTTCTCAGTTTAATGGTAATTTAAATGGTATTGCTACTAGAACTACTCTATTAAATCCTGTTACAACATCTGATACTTTTACAACTGGCACTAGCACATGGCGTAATGACATAACTGATGGATATGTAGTATGGGGACAATGGTGGAGAGATACTAACTTAACAAATGATACTGCTAATTTAACTATCTGGATTAGAAAAGAAGGTACTGTTACTAGCGCAAATATGACTATTGATGGTACTATTTATGCAGTCGGAGGATTTAATGGTAACGCCACATCCGCAACCAAACTTCAAACAGCACGTAAAATTGGTAATGCTTCTTTTGATGGCACAGCGGATATTAGCTTATCTTCCATAGGCGCAGCTTCAAGTGGACATACTCATAATTATGCTTCAACATTGAGTTTAAATGGAACGAATTTTACTGTTACATCAAATAAAATCACAGTAAGTAGAGAACAACTATTAACTGCTATAGGTGCATCATCAGGTTCAGTAAATGGATATATGTCGGCTGCGGATAAATCAAAACTTGATTCTATTACCGTTTCTGATATTGGTACAGTTGGAGCAAATAGTATCAAAGGTACTGGATATATTAAAGCTACTATAGCAAAAGGTGTAGCAACACTTTCTCATAATACTTCTGGTGTTACAGCAGGAACTTATGGTGCTGATTCTACAAACTATCTTACGATTCCCAAGATTGTAGTTGATTCTACTGGTCATATTACAAGTGCAAGTGCTTATAGTGTTACTGCGGCTAATATAGTAAGCAAATTAGGAACTACAGCAGTAAACAGAGCTACAGCAGATTCAGATGGAAATGCAATTAATTCCACTTACTTAAAACGCTCTGGTGGCGCAATGACAGGTAATATTTCATATCAAGGTACAAAAGCAACAATTGAAGTAATTAGGTTTATTGACAATAAAAACGATGTATATGGAAATGGTATTGCGATTGGCGCTGGAGGTGCAACGATTATTGGTGGCGGTGAATCTTCGGCTTTTTGTCAAAATAGTTACATTGCAACAGGTGGCGATGAAAAATTAATTTTGGCAAATGATGGAGCGATTGACTTCTATACCAATTGTCAAAATAATAGCACTACTGATGCCGTACACGTTCAAATTGATGCTACTGGAAAATTTACAGGTGTATCCGCCCAAGCAACAAAACTTCAAACGACAAGATATATATTTGGAAGAACATTTGATGGAACATACGATATAGCAGGACAAGCAACGGTTTATGGTTGGTACAATTCTAATGCAGGAAACCGATATGCTAGTGGAGGATTACAAATTCGTGAAAATAATTGTGTGCAAAATAAACAATCTGATATAGCATACGCTCCTTCAATAGGATTCCATTGGTCTAATAGAATTGCAGCAACATTATTGTTTCACTCAGATGGAATTTTCTATTTTAGAAAACAAAATTTCACTGATAGAGCGACTATTGATGCCAACTTGAATGCCGGAAGTATTGCAACCACCACAGCTAATATTTATGGCACAGCGACATTTACAAATATGTCTGTTCATAACGGTGGAGTAAAGTCTGGTTTATTACATCTTCAAGGTACTACATCTGCATCTATTGCTTATGGTGCAAATAATCCGAAGATTAAATTTGTAAATTCAGATGGAAGTCAGATAGTTGAACTAATGTACACTGATTATGATTCCGTAAGATGGCCTGCTGGATTAGCAATGAGAGGTAATCAAGGTAATGAATATTTTGATGTTCCTCATTTATATGCTAGTCAAGTACATGTAGATAATCATTGTGCTTTACAATATGACAGTTCAAATCAATGTTTGAACTTCGTATTCTCATAATACAGGGAAGATAGGTGTCATAGCTTATCTTCTCTCTCGAAAAAAGAAAGGAGGGATTGTTTGGGATTACAAGTATGGATGCCCATGATTGGAAATATTAATAATCAAGGGCTAAGTAATTTATCAAATCTTTCTGGAAATTATGTACAGGCAACTTGCAGTACTTTTGGAAAATGTTTAAATGTTCCAAATTCACCTATAAATTTTACTGCTGACGGATTGGTTAATGCAAAGAAATTTAGTGTGTGTTTTTGGATCTTAACTGATAAGGGTGTAAAAGTTAATTGGAGTCCTATGTTGAGATTAGGCGATAAAAAATCAGATGGAACGGCTGGTAATCTATTTAGATTTGAAGCATGTTCTGATACATATGATTATCCAAGAGCATGTTCTTTTCATAATAATGATCAATATGCAATCACTGCTGGAAGTAGAATTTTAGGATCTGCTAAAAACACATGGTATCATGTTTGTGTCACGTATGACGGTACGGAACTTAAATCGTATACTAATGGAAATCTAATTGGAACGGACGTAGGTAATGGTGGTTATCTCACAGGTTATGTTCAAATTGGTAGTGCAAATTATTTTGGTTTAATGAACGATCTTCGTATATATGATGAAGTTATTTCACAAAAGCAAATAAGAAGTATTTATAATTTGCAAATCATTCATTATCCATTGAACAATATTTATGAAGTCGGA